GCCCGCACTTGCACTGCGGGCAGTCGTCGCCCGATTTAGCGGCCATGCTTGCCCAGGTACTCGCGGAGTTTGTTCGCCTGCTTGCGGAACGTAGCGCGCTTGGCAACCGCGGCGACACGCTTCTCGACCTCCGCTTCGCGCGTCTGGCGGAACTGGTCGAACGACCGCTTCGCCACCGCCACGTCGGAGTCGGGGTAAGCCGGGAACGTGGTCGGGGAAACGTCGATCAGAGAATCGACCGCCTTGATCGTCCGCACGCTGCGGCCTTCCTCGACGCTCCACTCATCGCCGCCCTTGGCGACTTGGAACGCGAAGGAACTGCCCTTCACGATCCCCGCTCGAATGTTGGCGGCGATGTCGCGGCCATAGGTCGTGTCGGGCACCGGGAACTCGTATCGGAGCCCGATGTCGTCCACGGTCAGCCGCAGCGTCTCGGGGTAGCGGGCGAGCGGGAAGTTTGCGTCGTGGTTCCACAAGGCCCGGGTCTGGAGCGGCTTCTTGCGGCCACGCCGCTCGGTGACAAGGCCGAACGCGCCGGGGTCCAGCCGCTCCACAAAATCCCCTAAGTCCAAACTGAGAACTCCAAATTTCGCGGCATAGCCGACAATCCACTCGCGGGTCTCGCTTTCGCCTTCCTCGCTCCGCGTCTCGACAGCGAGCAGCGGCGTGTCGGATTCGACTTCGTCAAGGATTAGGGATCGGCGTTCGATTGCGTTGACCATGCTTCGGTTCTCCTCGTCTGCGGCGTTCATCTGTTCCACGAGTTTACGGCTCCAAGCTCGGCCGGGATCGGAGCCCCACACTGCCCAGGCGATACGCCCGTTGCTCGGGAATCCGTTCTCGCCCGGGTTCCATCCCTCGCCCTGCTTGTCGATTTCATGGCGGTCGAAATACGCCTTCATGCGGCGGGCGGTCTCGGGCGAGATCGTCGCGCCGTTCGAGAGGTCGCGCGCCCGAGCGATGCCGACCGCCGTGCCACCCCGGCCGTACTCGCTCCGCCACGCGAGCCCCTTCGCGGCTTCGTCGCGGACGCCGCTCGGAGGCGTGAAGTCGATGTGGTCATATCTAGCCGCCACGCTTGCGCCCCTTCCGCTTTGGCTTGCTGTATGCCTTCTCCTCGACCGGCGGCGGCTCGGGCAGCGGGTCGATCTTCGTGAGCGTCGCGACCTTGTGGCCGACTTGCGTCTCGGTCGCACGCCAGCCGCCGCTCACTTCTTCGTACAGAGTGATTAGGGCCGCCGGATCTTTCTCGCTCGCGTCGAGCTTGAAGTCGGTGCCCGGGACATCGAGCGTGCCGTAGTCCATCACGTGATCGACCCGCCCGCGGGCACGACCGCCCGATGAATTCCACGACACGAAGTCGCCTTCGGAGACACTGCCCGGCTTGGCACGCTCCTCAAGAGAGCGGCCGGCAGGCGGGGCCGCGGGCTCTATCGGCTGCGGAAGGCTCTCTGAGACGCCGGCCAGGATGCCTTGAATCTGAGCAGGCGAAATACTCGGGAAGCTCGCCGCAATCATCGACCCAGCGCCTTCCTTTGTGAGCAGGCCAGCGGGCACTTGAGAGATGATCTGAATCAGCCCGTTGATCTGTGCCCCGTTGAGGCTCACATCGGCCACTTGCGGAGCCTCCGGCTGGGCCGGCTCGCCCGGCACCGCCGGCACCACCGGCTCGCCAGCCGCAGCGGCCAGCCCGCCTTCGACCGCCTGGCCGTCGATGCCGCTTCCCGGCTGTTGCTGGGCCAGCACGTCGCCTTCGGTCGGCATCTCGCCCAGCGTGCCCATGTTCAGCGGCCGATAGCGAACGTCGCCGCCTTCGACCGGGTCCATGTTTTCCAGTTCGCGGATGTCATCGGTGTTCAAAACGCCGATGTCCCACATGGCCCGGTAGTAGGCCGACCGGCTCGAAGAGTCGCCCCGGAGCAACCCGCGCACGTCGAACTCGATCAGATACCGATCGTCGTCTTCGATGAGGTCGCGCATGAACGCCGACTCGAATCGACGCAGCCACGGCAGGATCGTGTGCTGCACGAACTCGATGTCGGCTTGCGCGCTGCCGGCCCCGATGCCGAGCAGATGACCGGGGCACCGGAAGAGGCGTGCGATCTCCTCCAACTGGTAGCGGCGAAGCTCAAGAAACTGGGCATCGCTATTGCTGCTCTGCGGGATCTCGTAGGGCTTCAGCCCGCCCGTGAGCACCGCCGTATTGTGAGCGTTGCCGACGCCGCCGTGACGCCGGTCCCACTGCGACCGCAGCGACTCGCGGGCCTCCGCGTTCAGATTGCCGTCGGTCGAGAGTACAAACCCGGGGCGGGCACCGGCCGCGAAGAAGCGAGCCCCGTGCAACTCGCAAGCCCGGGCCAGTGCGATCGCGTCCTTGCACTCCTCGACAATCGACATCCCGTTGATGCCGTCGTCGGAAGGTCCGCGAATCTGGAGGATCTGCTCGTTCGAGTAGATCGTCTCGGTGCCTTTGTCCTCGCGGAACTTGTAGCGAATCTTGCCGTTCTCGACCCGTTCCACCTTCATGCGGCTCGGATGCAGCGGCACGATCTGACCGGCCTTGAGTTCCGAGAACGCGTCGCCCCAGAGCCCGATGTGAAAGACAGCCTGCTCACGCCACTCGAAGGAGGTCTGCCAGCCGTTCGGCTGCGCGTGGAGTTGGCGGTAGAGCAGGAGCTCGCGGGCGATCCGCTTGCCGCCCCCTGGCGTCCGCTCAAGTACGTGGAGCGGCAGGCTCGCCACCGTCTCCGCGATCACCCGCAGGCAGGAGAAGACCGCCGCGACCGAGTGGGCATTGCTAGAGTCGATCCTGACGCCGGCGGCATTCCGCGAGCCGCCGCCTTCGTCGTCCCACATGCGCTCTTCGTTGGGCAGCCAGAGGATACGGTGCTCGGATTTGGCGATCATAGAAAGAAGATTTCCGGGGTGCCGCTGGGCTGCTGCTCGGCCGCCATCCAGGCAGCAATGCCTTCACAACACGCCACGATGCCGTCGATTCGCTCGGTGCTCTTCGCTTTGCTCGGGTAAATGTTGCCGTGCCTGTCTTCGGCCACCGCACAGTTGGACGCGTTCCACGAAAACACCGGATGCCCACCGTGCCGCACGCGGCCCGACAAGATCAGGTTTTCGAGGGTCTTGAGCGGCGCGCTCATCGCGCGCCCGCCTTGTGGATACCCTACAACGTCAACCCCATCGCCTTGCAGTAAGTTGGCGAGCATCTGGCCGTTAAACTTCAAATCCACGGCGAGTCGCCGCACCCGATACTGCTCGCAGATTTGCAGGATGTCGCGGTGCAAAACGGTGTAGTCGGTCACGTTCCCGTCGGTCACGCGGATGTGCCCGTCGCGAATCCATCCGAGATAATCGACCTTGTCGCGGTGCGCCCGATCCGCAGCGTTCGACTCTGGAATCCAGAAGAACGGCAGGATGTCGAGAGAGTTGTCAGACGGGTCGGGGCACACGAGCACCAGGGCGGTGAGGTCATACGTGCTCGCGAGATCGAGCCCCGCGTACACCGGCCGGTCGCCGAACTCCCGCAACGGCCCGCCGCAAGCGGCCCACGAATCCGGCTTGAAGAACCGTGTGTCCTGGGTCGTCCAGACATTGAGCCGGTATCTCAAAAATGAGTTCAGTTTCGTCGGGCTCTGCTCGGCTTCGCGGGCGTCCGCGGCGAACGACTCCTCGGTGATCGTGGTGCCGAGCGACGGGTTAGCCATCCGCCAGACGCGAGGCTCCTTCCACGTGTCATCCGCCGCAGACTCGGGCGGGGCCGCGTAGATGCACCCAAAGAACGTCGGGTCGAACGCGGGATCTGCGATACACTTCTCCGCGTAGGCGTGCTGCTCCCAGCAGATCGACCGGCGATCGTAGCCCGCTGTCGTGATCGACAGGATAAGCGGCTGCCGGCGGGCGGCACCGCCGTACCGAAGGGCATCGAAGAGTCGCCGGTCGCGCTGTGCGTGGAGCTCATCGAAAAGGAGCATGTGGATGTTCAGGCCTTCGGCCCTGAACGCGTCGGCCGATAGCACCCTATAGAACGAGTTGCTCGCTCGGTGGATGATCGTCTTCCGCGAATCCACGACCTCAAGAACGCGAGAGAGCGCGGGCGACGACCGCACCATCGACGCCGCTTCGCGGTAGATGATTCCTGCCTGCTCGCGGTCGCAGGCCGCACCGTAGATTTCTGCGCCCGGCTCGTGGTCGGCGACCAGGCCGTAGAGCGCGACGCCCGCGAGGGTGGTGCTCTTTCCCATCTTTTTCGGCAACTCGATATACCCGACGCGATACTGCCGGGTGTTGCCTCGAACACGGCCGAACAGGTTGCCGAGAACGTGCTTTTGCCACGGCAGGAGCATGAACGAATGCCCGGCCGTCTGCCCCTTGCTGTGACGAAGGATGCTCTGAAAGAAGTCAAAGACCGTTTCGGCTTTTGCCTCGGTGATCTTCGGCAGCACGCCGGCCTTCTCAGCCGCCTTGATGGCGGGAGAAGAAATCTGCCAGTTCGTCTTGTGGCTGATCTTGCTTTGTGCCAAGTCGCACCCTGGAGGAAGGCGTCAGCCCGAACTCGGTCATCAGAGACGATTGCAGGCTCACTAGCCCCTTGTAGAGCGAGCCCGCCGGGTTCGGCTTCACGCCGCCGAGATCGGTCTTGATCGTCGGGCCACTGGCTCGCAACTCAAGGAGACACGCCTGGGCCGCAGCGTACACCTCGCACAAAGTCGCCAGGGCTTCGCCGTCGCCTGTCGTGAGCACATTCATTCCGAGCAGGATCGGCACGAGCTCGTTCCACTTCGCCACCGCGAGCGGTTCGACGTTCAGCCGATCCGGCATCGGCGGCGCGCCCGGCGGCGCGGACGGCTCGCGCTTCGGCGCGCCGCGTTGCGTGCCGCTGAGAATCTTCAGCGAGGTTGGTTTGGGCTTCCGCCCTCGGGTTGCCATGCTTGTTTTTTAGGCAGGGGAAAAACGGACGGCCTATTCCGCAACGCGCGAACGGGTTAGAGCAGTTGGATTTCCTCGTTGGCCCCTACCCCTCTTGGGGGGGTATGGCGTCTTCCTGCGGTTTCCCGGGGGTAATCAACGAAACAGTAGCATCTGCCCAGACCATGACGCGCCTTTGCGCACGTTGCACTTCAAGCAGGCACAGCGAACATTGTCCCACTCATGACCCTTGATGCCTGCACTCAAAGGGTAGGGATGGTGGTCAACTGTCGGCGACATCGGGTCAGCATGACCGTCTCGAATAACATACTTCGCCAGGGTCTTCTTCTTGCAGATGTGGCAGCGATAGCCATCCCGCTCAAAGACTGCCGGTCTAGTGATCTTGGGATCATAGAACACGCCGAATCTCCTGCACCGCCTGCCAAAGTCTCCGCACAGCTTCTTGTGCCTCTTGAGTACACACCTGTTGCACACCGGCTTTGCTTTCCTCGCCTCAACACTCCCGCCGATGAAATGAATCTTCATGGCGCGATTGCAGCATGTGCACACAGCATCAGTGCAATCTTTCTTGGCACACTCCCAAGAGCAATGCGGCAACTTCCAGCAAGCAGGCTTGACGCACTGAACTCCACACAATTTGCACGAAAGAACCTTCGGGATATGCCGAACAAAGAATGCAAACGTACTAGCAGCGATGGCGACCGGGGCTCGCGGTTGCTTCCGCAAAGCACACTTCCACATCCTCTCGGCACTCCGCAGGAATGCCTTCCTGTGTTTCATTCCGGCCCGAACCGCATACGCCTCGGGTGACTGGCACACATTGTTGGGCCGCCTTCTGGCAGCCTCATCAATCTTGCTCCTGTCCCACGCTTGTATGCCTGCGTTCCTTGCCTCATGAAAGCAGCGTGTCGAGCAATACTTCCGGCCATTACTCGACGTGATTTTAGAGCCGCACATCGCACACAGAAGGGGAGTCTTCTTTCCCCTCGGCTTGCTGGGAGTTCCTTTCCTTGACGCTATGCTCGCCTGCACGCCCTCCTTCCGGCGAACAGCCCGGCACGCATCTGAGCAGCATTTCCGTTTCTGTATCTCAGCCAAGCCGGCCGCGACGAACTGCACGCCGCACACCGCGCACGTCTTGTGCTTGATTGGGTCGGCGTATCGCCCGGCCTTGCGCTCCTTGAACCGAGAGATCTTGCAGCACTCGGGGCACGAGGCACGATCGGCCCCATAAATAGTCGTCCATGACGAACCGCATTTCCTGCACGCCATACTCACATCCTTGTGGTAGGCGGAATGTATCAACCTGAGTTTGCGCGCCTAGTCTCGGCGTTCGTCTTTCTCTGGTGACAAGACGGGCAGAGCGTTTGCCCGTTGGAAAGCTCATAGCGCAGGTCGGGACGCAACTTGACTGGAATTACGTGATCGGCGTGAGCCTCGCCCTTGCGGCCAAGAACCCGAGAGCAGTGCCGGCACATGTAAGCGTCCCGCTCAAGCACCGCCTGCCGCCACGCGCGATGCTTCGGGTCGCAGTAGCCACGCCGGTAGCCGTTCGGCCTGGCTTCCAGCCGGCGGATCTTCGCGGTGCCGCGAGGCGGCTTCCACATCTCGATCCGCTGCGGCATGGGCTAGCTCTTGAGGGTGACAGTCGCGACAACCCCGGTGCCCGCGGTGTTGCCTACCAGCACTTCGAGGAATGGCACGCCGAACACAGCATCGGGCAGGGCATAGATGGTGCCCACCGAAGTGCTCGGGGCGAGCGTGATGTCGGCCACGCTGCCATCGGTGTTGTAGAGCCGGCGGAAGTTCCCGCCTTCAGTCGAGGCTCCCCACATCTGGAGCGTGGTAGCCGCGGTCGCAATCGTGCCGAGATCAACCACACCGCCCGCGAAGTCCTCAGTGAACAGCGTGGTCGCGTTCGCCGTCGAGGTCGTGAGGGTGATCGGGATCTGCCGCGAGCGGCGGCGCATCTTGATTTCGGACATTGCTCAACTCCTTGGATAAGGCACTGGTCTCGGGCCAGCCACGCGGCCTAACTCTCTACGCTAGCGGGAAGAGCCGGCTCTCTTGCAGCCCGGGCCTCAAGCTCCTCGATCCGGTCTGCCGCCTGGAGCAGAGCGGCCCGCTGCCGGCGGATCACCTCCTCGGCGTGCTGCACATGCACGACAAGGTTCGTGCTCGCGTGGTAGCCGGCGAGCGTCCGCAAGAGCGTGGGAGTGGCGGGGTCCATGCGGGCAGAGTACGGCGAGCGTCAAACCGGCCGTCTCTCGCCGCAGTAGCGCACTTCAGCACGCTTCCCATAGGAGCTTCTTCTGGAGTGGGTGCTTATCCACGCGCGGACGGCTCGGGCAGTTCCAGCTGCCCCCCCCCCTTTGCCCAAGACATTTCCATCCCGACGCCTTGAGCGTCACGCCGGGCTCGTCATCAAGGATGTAGGTGATGAGCCGTCCATAGCCCAGCGCCTTGGTCGCCCTCCAAGCAGCCCCATAGAGGCAGGAGCAGGCATTAGGGCAGCCATCACTGGCAAGGCGTGTGACTTCAAGCGTCATGCCGTCATCGTTCATGCGGGCGACCGGCCTGCCGACCATCACCACGGCCCGCACTTCGTTGGCATCGTCGGCGACCGCCAGAGAGAACTTGTGGCCGCATGGTGGCTTGTGGTGCCGGTGATGCCGCAAGACGAAAGCCTTTGCTTCGTCATACTCGCACGGGATCACTCGGAGCTTCGCCTGGGCCATGCCCCGATGCTACGCGCGACCGCCAGTTCTGAAATGCCCCTAACGACGCGACATTCGCTCAGTAGCGCACTAGCCGACAATCACGCCAGCCCACTCGCTGGTTTCCGACAGCAACCGATTGGCCCGCTGGACGGAGGCGTGCATATCGACCCACCAGCCCTCAACCGAATCCTTTTCGTCTTGGCTTCGGCCCTTGCCTGGAAGGCCCGATTCCAGCACTTGCTCTAGCCGGTCGGAGGCATCTCGCAGAGCAGCCCGCAAGTTGCAAATCTCTTCCGCCATCTTCGCTTCGTTGTTGGTCATCGCATCGCCCTTTCGTTTGTGAGTAGAGAACCCACTCCACCACTGTAGCGAGCGTTGTCAGATCGTAAACCAAAAAAATTCGACGCTCTCTGATTTCAGTAGCGTCCCGTGCGGGAACAAAACTCGTTGCTGTTCTTGCCGTGTCCCGCTCGGGACTCTCTCTGCGGCGTGTAGTGAAGTTAGCCCGGTTTATCTGTTTTCGATAAACCGCCCTAAACTCGGTTGAATTCTCAAATCTCCAGCATCTCGCCAGGGATCATCTCGCGTATCTGCTCTGCCAGCCGTCGCTCCTCTGCGGTCGGCGTGCCGTGCTTTAGCAGGCTGCGGCAGGTCTGGTCGATTTGCCATAGCACCTGCATGGCCTCGCTGCCCAGCCTCGCGGCATCGTACTCGGCCTGCTCGTCAGGCAGCGTGAATCGTAGCGTGGCGATCATGGCTCAAATTCTACCCGTGCGACAGAAACCTATGCCCGTTTTTCTTACGGCAGAGGTTTCGTAACAGACTCAACACTGGTGCAAGAGCGCACCGACTCTCTCTAAGGTGAAGAGCGAACTACGGAGTGACAGGCCACGGGATCGGGCCTTCGCCGCTGTAAGCCTGCGGCAGATCGCGGAGGGCTTGACGGTACACTGCCCATGCCGACTGATCGACCGGCGAGTCTGCGACTTGCGTCCAATCGCTCGCTGCCAATCGCTCGTTCCTCTCGCGTCGAACGTCGGCCATATCGTGCCGCTCGGGTGCCATCTCCCAGCCTTCCGGGAGCTGATCGTCCGGCACGGCCGTGCACCCGTCCGGCGGCGTCCAGCCTTCGGGAACATCTGGACGAACGAACGTAACGACGCGACCGGCAGTGTTTATGATTGCAAGAGATTGCATGGTTAGTACCACACCGTGATTCGGACATACCCGTCGGCCCCGTTGCCGCCTGCACCGCTATTGCGTCCGTTGACCGACGCCCCGCCACCACCACCGGCACCGCCATACGCAGCGCCGTTGCCGCCGGTGCCGCCATTATTTGAATCGTTACCGGCAGCACCGCCACCGCCAGAGCCGCCGGGCTGACCGGCAAAGGCAGTCGTGAAAGCGTCGGTGGCGTTTTGACCGCTGCCGCCTGGGGCCGTGCCACCGTTGGAGTTGGCATTCAAACCGCCGACGTTCCAGCCCTGCGCCCGAGCCAGCGAGCCGCTGTACGAAGCATTGCCGGTTGATATTCCGCCACCAGCGCCGCCGCCAGCCGCAGTAAATCCGGCCACCGTGCTTACGTTCGTCCCGTTGGGGTTAGCCGTTGCGCTGCTGTTAGCCCCGGCGTTTCCGTTATAGAGCGCGTTCCCACCGCTGCCGCCTGCGCCAGCCGCAGCCGTGCCGCCGGAGCCGCCAGCGCCGCGCGAGGCGTACATCGCTTGAGAGCCAATCGTTATTTGCGTGTCCGTTGCCGCCGCTGCGTTGTTGCCGTTGGTGTCGTCGGCCGTCACGGCAGCACCGCCAACTCCACCTGCGCCGACAATCATGGAGATTGACCGCGTTGACAAGTCCGCGACGGCCCGAGTGAACAACATCACGCCGCCGCTGCCGCCGCCGCCACCACCAAAACGAGCCGACCCAGCAGCACCGCGACGGCCAGACCCGCCGCCACCACCAGCACCGACCGCGAAAAACTCTACAAGCCTTGCGTTGGCGGGAATCGTCCACGAATAGGACCCGCCGCTGCCGGTCGCGTCCGCTGGCTTGCTGCTGCGCGTGAACTCGTAGACCTCGCCGACGGGGGCGTAGGCAGAATCGCCGCGTAAAAACGTCGTGTTGTTCGCCGTCCCGCTGCCGAGTCTCGCCGCAGCGACGGTGCCGCTGGTGATCGCCGATCCCGCCAGGGCGATGCTCGCCGACTCGGCAGCGGTTAGCCTGCCATCGGCTCCAACAGTGAACGTCGCAACTTCGGTTCCACTGCCGTAGGAGCCAGCCGTGACGGCAGTGCTGGCAATCGTTGGATTCGGGTAGGTGCCAGCCAGCGAGCCGCCAGCCGCTCCGGTCGGCGTCCTCGCGTTACTCAACCGACTATCGTTACCAACGCATACCGTCGTGGCGCTAGTCCCGTACCCTACGCCAAGCGCTGTGCGGTTCGCCGCCAGTCTCGATGCAGCCGAGCCAGCCCCAGTGTTGCCGGTTGTGGATTGGAACGATAGGTTGTAGAGAAACTCTGAAACGATGTAATCGATTGTCGTGCTGTAGGAACCGTCACCGTCGGAGATGGTGATCTCGTTTGCGTCGTGCCCATGGCCAGCCGCCGCCTTGCCATCGAGCGCAGCATCGAGGCCGTCGATCGTGGACACGGCCTGCGTCCCAGTGTGGTTTGCCCTGGCCGTCGCGTCCACGTTTGCGACGTTGCCAAGGCCCACCATGCTCTTAGTAATTCCAGAGACTGTGCCAGTGAACGTCGGGCTTGCCAGCGGTGCTTTCGCCGCCAACGAGTTGGTCACGGTTGACGCAAACGAAGCATCGTTGCCAAGGGCGTCGGCAAGTTCCTTCAGCGTGTCGAGCGAGGCTGGGGCTGCGTTCACGACTGCCGCCACGGCGCCCGTAACGTCGCTTGTGCGGGCGATGTTTCTTGACAGGCGGTCGTCCGGCAGCGTGCCGGTAACGAGAGCTGAGGCATCGGTTGTCGCGCTTGCGTTGCTGCCCGCTGGGCCTTGCGGGATTGTGAAATTGAGAACAGCCGCACTACTTGATCCTGCGTTGACTACGCTTGCCGAAGAACCCGGTGCGCCAGTGGTCACGGTGCCGACGGTAACGGTTGACGCCGCCCCGGCGAGTCCGCTTGGGCCAAAGCCGCCGCCAACTGAAACGCCAACCTGCGGTTCGCCGCCGCCCACCGAAACGTCAATCTGCGTCTCGCCGACGTTCGCCTGAATCTGCGGCTGTCCGGTCACACTGGCGTTGATGGACGGCATCAGAGCACCTCCACGAAGCCCGTCAGTGCAGTGCGTGTGGCTGCGTTCTCAGTCCACTTCATATTCCAGCCGTAGGTGCCACGAGCCAAGGCGGCGGTCTGCGTGTCGGTCAGGGCGATGTTGACTTGCCCGTTTGCCGCCGACGGGATCGTCACCGTAAACGGAACAACGTCCGCTCCTGTGACAAGGCTAGTGACGGTTGCCGTAAGGGTGTACCCGACAATAGAAATACTCAGGTCGATCAGCGCGGAAAAGTCATCCGCGCGATTGAACGACAGATTGAGCGTGCCCGGTGTCTGGTCGTATGACGGCATCGATTACTCTCCCTTTGGCTCCAAGACTTCTTCGATTCGACGCTGCCTGTCAAACGCCGCCGCCACCACTGCTCTCGCCTCCGCAAACGCTGCTGGCACCAGTGATGCACACCGCATGACGCAATAGGTTCCGACTGTGCCGCAGATCATCAGTTCAATGAGGGCTGATTTCATGCGACCCAAAGCCTTGTGCCAGCAAACCACCTCGCGCCGCCGCCGCTCACCGCGAGCGTGATCGTCTGCCCCGCAGTGACAGCGACAGTAAACGTCGTGCCGTTCGCGGCGTTGCCGTCGTTGGAGTACACCGCAGTCCCGTTGCGCCGGATGATTACTTCCCATAGGTCGTTGTAGTTATCGTCCGAAACAATACTGACGTTCAAAGTGCCGCTCGTGGCAACGCTGATAGACGCAGAACTGGTAAACGTCGCAGGGCTGGCAGGCGGTGCCAATTTGCTAGCCGACGTTCCTGCGCCGCTCCAGCCGCTTGCGGTCAGCCTGTTGCCCGCTGGGCGGGCACGCGGTCGCATTAATCGGGGGTTGATCGGCATGGTTTGTGCGATACTGTGGGTGATGGACTCAGCTAGCGGCTGGGAAGGGGTTCAAGGGTGTGTCTCATGGCACAAACTCGTCTTTCGCTTCGTCATACCTCATGCCGATTCCGGCGTAGACGCCTCGCATGTTAGCGTTGTAGCTGGTCTGCTTCCATCGCTCGTGACCATAGAGCGCCGAAAGAAACGCGACGCCTTTGGCCTCGCTTTCTGTGTCACCGTCTGCCAGCTCGGCGTTTGCCACGACGATCACTCGCGTGACGATGTTGCTCTCGTCTAATTCAGCAAAGTGTGCCATGACTAAAACGTAATGCTCCCGCTCCCTGCGAACGTGTAAATCGTATGCGGGCCGCTTGTCGAGACAGTCGGAGAGCCAGTTGTGGAAGCGGCGGCGACTAACGAGCGAATGATGACGACGCCTGAGCCTCCGCTGCCTCCGTTTCTCGGGCTGGAACCTCCACCGCCGCCAGCACCCTTTGACGTTTCGCCGTTGCCTCCAGTTACGGCGTCTGTAGCTCCGCTACCGCCGCCGCCAGCCCCGCCCGATCCAAGTGTGCTGGCTGACCCGCCGCCGCCGCCTGCGTAGGTGATCGACGAGCCAGTGATTGAGGATGCAGAGCCAGCGCCGCCAGCGCCAGCGGTGCTTCCTGATGCGTTTTGCCCAACTGCTCCAGCGCCACCACCACCACCGCCACCCAAATTGCTGGCGTTGCCACCAGCGTTGCCTTGACCAGATGCCGCAGCCCCGCCGGAACCGCCAGAAGATGCGCCGCCGCCTCCTCCCCCCGAACCGCCGCTGCCGCCAGCCACGCCCCCAGAGCTATTTCCGCTACCAAATCCCCCGCCCTCTGCCGTAATCGCAGAAAAAACACTGTTTGATCCCTTCGCACCGCTCCCGGAGCCACTAGCCGTGAGGGCCGCGCCACCAGCGCCAACGGTTACGGTGTATGCCGATCCCATTAACAATGGCAGGTCAGAGCCAGACAAAAACCCTCCTGCCCCGCCGCCGCCAGAGTAAAACCTTCCGCCACCACCACCACCGGCAATTACCAGATAGTCCACAAGCACAGCCGGCACCGGCCAAATGCCCGATCGCTTTGCTGTCTCTGCCTCTCGCAGCGACCAAACGCCAGACGCCGCAGAAAGCGTTGGCACGCGACTTAACCCGATGTATCCGCCAGGTGGCCTACTCACGACAGCTCTTTCCAACTTGCGATCACATGGAGATCGTCTGCCGCCGACGCGGTGGCGTAAATCGACTGAGCCTCCAGCAACGAAAGCGGGTTTTCCTTGCCAATCACGATTAGCGTAGCGTCGGCCGGGACGGTTACGGTGTGAGCGATCTTCGTCGCCGTGCCCGTGTTTGTCGCGCTCGCAAACAGGTCGATGGTGATTTCTGCCGTGTTGCTGCCGTCCACGTTGGAGACGATCAGCGAGTCGATCAAATACGCCTTGCCGCTGCTCGCAGCGTTGGAGACAACCTGCGTGGCTGACGTGCTTGTCAAACGAATGAGGGCATTGCCGACGAGGACGTTGGAGGCGGATGCGAGGTTGGGGTTTGCCATTGCGTTTTCCTATGAGAGCGCGAGTACCAGGCCGAGGGAGACGCCGCCGGAAGGGCCTGTGTCGCCCTTTTCGCCGCGAGGCAGCACAAGGCTCAAGGTCTGGTTTGGTGCGGTGCCAGTGATTGTGGCTGACGCCGTCGCGCCAGTTGTCACGGTGCCGATGGTCAGTGAGTTTGCTGGACCCGCCGGGCCGGCAGCGCCAGCAGATCCGCTGGCACCGGCATCGCCACGCGGGATCGACAGTGAAAGAATTTGGTTTGGCGACGTGCCGGTGATGGTGGCGACGGCCGAAGATCCTGCCGCAAGAGTGACAACGCTGCCAATCGTCAACGAGTTAGGAGGCCCGGCAGGGCCGGTCGCACCGACGCTACCCGACGCGCCGCTAGCACCGGCAGGCCCCTGCGCACCTTGCTGACCTGCGTCTCCCCTTGGGATCGTGAAAGAAATTACTTGATTAGGCGCTGTGCCCGTGATGACAGCAACGGCAGTTGAGCCGGGGGCTCCCGTCGTTACTGTTCCAATCGTCAGAGAGTTTGCCGGCCCGGTCGCACCCGAAGGCCCACGGTCGCCTCCAACTTGAGTGACCGTGACTGCGGCAGTGCCGCCACTGACCGAGACAGAAACGGGGCTGCCGCTGCCAGCGCTGACAGTAATCTCGCTCATGGCGTCCTCGGGCTTACTGAGCCAGAGAGATATGTGCGGGTCACGCCACCGGGCGACACGCCACGGAAAAACCAACGGTACGAAAGAGTCACGTCAAGCGCGAGCGTCTGCACTTCAGTCAGGCTGATGATGTACTGAGCATTTGCCGCACTGACAGTGTCGATGGAGAATGTCGCAGCCGTTGCCCCCTGACTGTAGGTCCCAGTGGCAGACCCGATACCTGCATTTTGAGCCGCCAGCGACGCCTCAAAAACAACTGCTGACCACGTGTATCCGGTGCCGTCGAACGACAAGTCAATGCTCATATTGAACTCGTCGCCGCGAACGAAGGCGAGATCCAACTGAGCCGGCAAGACACTGTAATCAGCCATAGCATGATCCTACGGTGAGCGGTCAGCAGGCTTGCAGCGGTTAGCGGCTGCGGATCGCCAAGACGAAGACGGCGGCCACCAGCAGGCCCAAGATCAAGTGCTCAAACATGGCTAGTTTGTTCCTTCGGTCTTAGAAGGCCGTGCAAGAACTTGCTGGATTTCGCGTTGCCCGTGAGCGAGCTCATCGAGCGTCTCGGCCTGCTTCTCTTGCGTTCTGCCGATCTCCCGCAGCGTCTCGCTCGTCGTCTCCAAAAACTCGACGTGAGACTTCACGACCGGCTCCACAAACGAACCGTGCAGCGTGATCGCCGCCTCGCGGCCAAGCCAGATCATTACGGCGAGTAGCACGACCGGAACGCCGAAGCGTTCGGCGATCCGCAGCATCGAATCCAGCACGCCCTGCTTCAGTTCGTCAGCGGTCATGTTGTCAACTCCGCTTTCATTGTGACCATCCACACCCGGTTGCTTGCACGTTCCTGCCACCACTTGAGGAGTATCTGAATCACGGCACCGGCGAGCATCTGGAGGAGGAACGTCCAGATGAAGCCGTACTCCTGCGGCTCTTTCCCGCTCGCCAACTGGTGCCCGCGCTTGACCGACGCCAGCATCGACAGGCACACCGCCTGCCGGCCCTCGTCGTCCCTGGCGTGGTTCAAGTACTCGGCCTCCCAGTTCTCGACCGCCAGTTGCACGAGGTCGTCGGTCGTCTGCTTGCCGACCATGTACTTGCCGAGCGGCAGCCGCCGCCACGCGTATGCCTGCAACTGATCGAGGTTCATATCTTGCCCGTCCCTTTGCAGTCGGGGCACTCGATCTTGATCCGCCCGTCTGTCGGCAGGAGGCCGGTGCCGCTGCACCGCGAGCACTTGCCAGGCGTGGGCTTCGGTGGGGCGGGCGGCTTCGGGGCCGGCGTGATCTGATGCGAGAGCAGCACCGCGGAGCGAGCGGCCTCGCACGCGAGATCCGCCGTGATGGCGGCGTCGTCCACCGCCACTCCCGGCACGCAGCCGGCGAGCAGCACCACGACAAGGAGCAGCGTGCGGTTCATAGCGTGCCCCCGGTCCAGTTCTCGATCTTCGTCGCCTTGAACCCGCTGTAGCCCGCGTAGGTGTACGTGTCCTCCCCGCGGCACATGCGGTCGATCACGTCGGCGTCGGCCCAGAACGAGCACACGCGAACCGGCTCGGGGATGTTCTCTGGGTAATGCTTGCCGACCGTGTTGCTCGCACCCCAGGAGTTCACGATCAGAGCTCCCGGCCGCTTGCCCCAGCGAATCGAACAAATGCACATCGCGTGCGGCCACGTCCCGCCGGGCCGGCAGAACCCATCCTCGTCGCGGCTCATCGAAAAGCCCTGGAGCGAACAGACACAGACCGCGTAGCCGTTCGACACGGCGCGGGCCACGTCCATGAACGACGTGCACAGGGTTGTCTCGCTCGCGCGGCGTTCCTTCGCAAACGGTTCGAGCACGTCGGGAAGACCGTTGCGACCCCAGTCGCGTTCACGCTGCGACGAGTGCGAGTCGAACCGTGTGCCGCCGTAGTCCTGGCCGTAGTGCAGGCACCCGAAGTCGCGGATCGCCTTTGCGGCGTGGAAGCCGGTCGATCCATCCCCGCCCGCATTCACCCGCAGCCCGCGGCTCTCGACCCTCGAAATTCCATAAAGGCTCGCCTCGATTGTGCGGCCTCCCCACGTCTCGGGCTCTTTGCGGTAGACGATGTCGCACGCGGCGAGGATGTCCACGCACAGGCTCGCGGCCCAGCCGACGCACGAACCCACATTGCCTTGCGAGCCGCGCTCCCACGACGGCATCAGCCGGAGCAGAGCCTCGTAGAGAAACACGTCGGTCTTCTCGTCGGTGGCGAGCTCGGGGCCAGCCTGGGCAAGCGTCGGGCGGGCGAGCGTAGAGACGAACGCCGCCGCGCCGGCCGGATCGGGATCGTATCCGAAGGCCCGGGCTTCCATTGCTACTCCCCGTGGATGCCAGCCCACGCGACTGCCCTCGCGGCGTCGGAGTAGGACCGCCGCACGTCGGGCGTGACCGGCACGACTTCGCTGCCGACCGTCTCGCCGAGCACCGACTCGACAGCCTCTCGGAGCCCGGTGTACTTGCCGGCCTTGTTGCCGCCCAGCCGACGCCACGCAATGTCGAGGGCGAGCACGGTGAACTGCCGCAGGCTCCTCGTATCGGTGAATGCGATCTCGGGCGAGACGGCGTCGCCGGCCACGACGATAGCGGCCTTCTCCCAGATCGAAGCCCAGATCGCCCGATCAACGGGCGAGGCGGAACGCAGGGCTTCGGCAACGGGGGCGACCTTGGTCTTCATCTCGGGGCTCGGCTCGGTGACGGTGACGGCGACGCGCGGCAGGCTCGGGAGCGTGAGCTTCGAGGGCACGCCGAACACGGCGAGGAAGGCGAGCGCGATGCCCGCCGCAATGCGGACGTTCATTTCTTCGCCTTCGTGTTCCCGAGCATCACCTCGATCAACTGCTGGCAGAGAGCCACGCCTTCCGCCAGGCCCGCCGCCTTCAGCCGCGTGGCGAGATCGAGCACGACGTGCAGATCCTTCGGCGTGACCTTCACGGGTTCTTCGCCGCCGGCTTCGGCTCGGCGGGCGGCGATCGACGCGCGGACGCCTTCCACCACGCGGGCCAACGCGGGAGCAGCGAGGAGACCCACTGCCGCCAATGCGGCGACGACACGAATGATGGCATCGCCGCTCACTTCGCCCCCTCGGACTTGAGGAGGCACCACCGCACGAGGGCTTCGCCTTGCGGGGTCTTGAGGATTTCCGCGAGCAGGCGAACAAGTTGGTCGTCCACCTGGGCATCGGTCTTGCTGGCGATCCACTCCGCGGCATCCGCCACGACAAGAGATTTCTTGTAGGGATCGACGCTGTTGATGAACGCTTGCCCGTAGGCGAGCAGCGGAGCCCATTGGGAGAGCAAGCGAAGCTGCTCCCACACATTCAGGTTTGTGCCGTACTTCGCGTACTCGTCGGCCGTCGCGGTGTAGTTCGGAGTGGTCATGCGTGGGGTCTCCTATTCCTCCACGCTACCGCTCCCACCGCCGTCACTTGCAGACGGCCAGTTAATCGTTTCGTTCACCCAGTCATACGCCCGGTCAAAGAACTCTTTGGCTTCCTCGACTGTGTCCCGCTTGTCCAGCCGAAACGGCTGCTTGAACCGATCGTCTTCGAGCACCTTTCCGTTCCCGTCGGTCACGTAGAGGTACACGTAAAGCTGCCCGTACTCGGCGACGATCCGCCGCACTACTTCGTCGGGCTGGCTCATGGCTCGTCATCCAAGAGATGCCGGAGCTCGTCGGGCACATCGACTTGGGCCAGGCGGAACGCTGTCGCCTTTCGCACTTGCCTGAGTGCCCGCACCTCCTCGGTCCAGAGCACCGACTCGTTCGTGGCCCTAGCAGCCACCATCGGGGCAAGGTTTAGGCTTGCCTCGCTCGCGGCGATCTCATCGGGCGTCGGCTTCTCGGGGCGCGGCGGCTTGTACCGCAGCCGGCGGTCGTGGCGTGGCGGCAGCGGAACCACGTCGCGGAGCCGCACGAGTTGGTCGCGTGTCACCGTCCAGAACGTGCAGAGCGACGCGTAGGACGAGTGGCTTGCCCACTGAACCTTCAGCGTTGCGATGTCGATCCGGCTTGTGTCACCCCGCACGCTTCACCTCGTCGGGCACCCAGAACGAGACGCACCGCATTGATGGGTTGAGTGCGAGCCGTTTGCCGGTGGCTTCGTGAATCGAACGGTGAAAGCACACGTGTTCGCAATCGTGCCCTGCATACGTGCCGGCGAGGTAGTCGGCACCGCGATAGATGGCGAGTTGCCCGAAGGCGCTGTTGAACGGCACCGGCGGCGAGCCGACCGCAGGATGCCAGTGGTGAAACCATTGCTGGTCACGTTGCTTCCAGTGATTAAAGCGAGCCGCGAACGCGTCATATTGGAGCGGCATTGGCGACGCCACAACCGGCGGCCCCCACTCGCTCCACGAGTAGGACGCCAGCCCGTAGAGCGACGGGTCGCGATCTAGCCACGCGATGCTGTTCGCCACCCCGTCGATCGACCATCCACCCCACGGGTCGGTGTCGAACACAACCACGTAGTCGGGCGTCTCGCCGTTCTTGACGAACGTCTGGCAAGCTGCCCGATACTCCGCGAGCGCGTGCGTGCGAACCTGCTCGGTCGTGAAGTTCAAGTGCGGGCGACCGTTCGCATTGAGCGACACGTGCCGTCGTTGCCCGTCGTGCCACCGCCCGAGAACGTCCTTCGTATCGTCAGCGGAATCGTTCTCGTAGACGAACGCCGACCAGTCGTGAAACATCGCGGCGGTCTCTTCAACGAGCGGGAGAGTTTGCTCAACCCACGGCATAGCGTTCCGGCATATCGCAACCAGGGCGACCGTCCTCGTGGCGGCGATCTCGCGACCAGCCTGCACCGTGCGAGCGTAGTCCTCTGCGAACTCCGCGGCGGGCGGGAGCAGCACGTCGGGCCGGCGGGCCTCGATCTCATCAAGCGTGATCTGCGGCATCGGGTTGCTCCAGCGGCCACTTATGAAACGCCATGCGGTCTGTCACGAAGAGCGTTGTCATTTCTGGATAGGCGTAAGTGCCAGTGACGCTTAGTTCGTCTGGGCCACGGCCGGTGCTCGCGTGATTGTGTCGCGTCTTGATTGAGAGCGACGGGTTTACAACGTCATACCCTGCGTTCATTGCCTCGCCAGCAATCGCGTTATCGCAGCCGATGTAGCCAAGAGGAATGGCTTCTCCGACGCCAACAAGCTCGCCGCCGATCCACGCCCACGCGTCTTGCGAGCCAGAGTAAAAGCGCTCGTGCTTCATTTGCCCGATCATTCGAGGCGACGCGTCTGTCTCCCATCGAGTTAGCGTCACCAGAACCTTCTCGCCAACAGCCGCCCGTATCAGATGAGCGCTCGCGTCGAACTGAATGTCGGCGTTAGCGAGCACGCAGACTTGGCCGCGATACTGCTCGGCGGCCACGCGAAAAGCACGACCAAACGTCAGCCTGCTTGGTCCCTGCATCACAAAGATTTCTTTGAACGCTTGGCAGTTCTTGTTTGCCTCTAGCGTCATTGCGAGCTCGCGGGCGCGGGACTCGTCTGTTGACGCGTAGTGCTCAATCATCAAGATCACAGGAGCGGCTCCACTTCTACGAAGTCGCGGACGACCGGGCCGCCCAGGTCATCGGCTGTCTGCGGCACGTGGTGGTACTTCGCGTGCCACTCTGGCCCTGAGACGTGCGTGCCCTTTTCGGCTCCGATGTTCTGGATGCGGCTGACAGTCGGGAACGCCTCCCACCGCGTGCCTCGAATGACATTGTTCACGATGATGTCCCAACTCGGGCCTTCTTTGCTCGTCCACCGATCGCGCATCTCTGCCCAGCGGTCGATCCACGTGCCCCAACCCCAAGGCGTGAACCACCGCCGCGTTCCGCACTCGGCGGGCCTGCCGTTGCTCTGTTGCTGGTAGCCGCTCACGGTGAACACGTTTGCGTCGTGGCGGTACTTGTCGCGAGCCCACGAGAACCAGAGCAGCGCGTCCCGAGTCGGAACCGTGTCGTCCTCAAAGTGCAGATGAAACTCCGACTGCATGACATCAAACCCGTACCGCATAGACGTGTAAATCGAGTCGTTGCATCCGGCGTGCCGCTCGTAGGCCAAGCACTCAAATCCATAAGTGCCGGCGATATGCTTCGACTTCTCGGTCTCGTCGCATGGGTCGAGCAGAACAGCGACCCGGCAACTCGAAACGCCGACGCATTTCGAGACTGCCTCGCACGTGCGTGCTAGATACTCAGGCCGGTTGTAGCCGCTGATGGTGATGTTCATTTCTTTATCCAGATCGCGGCTCCATTTCGCACGTGAGGGCTCTGCCAGTGCAGTTGCCACGCTGGGTCGGCCGCGAGTTCAGCGTGAGCCCGAGCGCACTTGTACGCATGATGCACGTCATCGAGCATCATGCACCGACAGCGATCCTTTGCGAGCCGGTAGTCGTCGTAGCCAGTGAACTCGCCGCCATCGACCAGCACCACGTCGAACGTGTCGGCGTTCATCTCCAGAAACCCCGCCTCGCCGCTTCGCATCTGATCCATCATCTCGCCCCACCACGACTCCACGAGGTCGCGGGGGTAGCGGAGATGGTTGTGCGGCGAGCCCCACACGTCGCGGTCGAAGTCGCTAGGCGTGAGAGATGCCATCGACACCGACGGCTGCCGCAGCGGCAGCACCCACGCGTGCTCGCGGACGACCCACGCCAGGTGCCGGAACCGCTCGGGGTCGGTTTCCAGACACACTAGCCTTGGGTCGCCCGCGTGCCGCAGAGCCTCGATCATCACTTGCGTCGAGCCGAGCCCGTCCATGCTGCCGATCTCAAGCACGCTTTCATACGCGTGCTCGCGAATCGTCTGCACGATCGCCCGGCCAAACGGATCGCTTGTGCTGATCTCAGCGGGCATGACTCACTCGTAGCGGATGACGGCGAAATACTGGCGACGCGTCGGCGAGTAGGCGACGCCCTTCTCAACGATCCGATACCGCCCGTAGTAGCAACAGTTGCGGAACGCAGCGTCGGGCGTGCTGCCAGTGCCGATACCTTCCCGCCGGCCGCCGGCCCGGCCGCAGTGGCGAAGGACGCCGGTGCGGGCCATCTCCTCGGCGTCTTGCTGGGCAGACGAGATGACGACGCGGCGGGCGTAAATGTTCGTGTCGGCGAAGGCCGGAACACAGAACAACAGGGAACAAACGAGAACAAACGGTCGCATAGGATTTCTCCTTCAGGTTCGTCGCCGGTCCATCGGCGACTTGCGACCGACTATCGCGAGCGTGTCAAGAAATCCGCACGACGGTCCGGGGCTCGTCGCCATAGCTCTTCTCGACCACGACCCGGCTCACCTGGGTGTCGTCAACCCAAGCGATCCCGTTTAGCGCGTCCTCGATCCCCTTGAGGCAGTTCGAGCAGTCGGGCCGCGGCAGCCGAGGAGCGTCTGGCTTCAGCCCGCTCTTGCGGTAGTGACTCTTCGGCCTTCCGAACACGAGATCCACGATCAGCGTGAGCGGTACGGCGTCGGTCGGAGTTGCACCCGCCTTGCGGGCGGCGGCGGCGATCGCCTGGCGGTAGCGGTGTATCGGGTGCTCGGCTGGCGTGTAGGCCCGTGCGAATCCGCCGCGCGTTGAAACCCTCGCTCGCGGCTGCGGCACCGGGTCGCCCGGCACCGAGAAAGTCAGCGTTTCCATTCCGCCATGCTCGCGCCGGCGTCAAGTTTCTGCGTGACTCGTGCAGTCAGAGCGGGGCGGGCTCCCAGTCGCCGTAGCGGTTGCGCCGGAACTGGCGAACGTCCTGAAACCCGAGCGACTTCGCGAGCGTGACGCACTCGGTAGAGAACACGGCAATCGCCTTGGTCCGGTCAAGGTAGCCCGTCGCGAGTAGCGTCAGGGCGGCGATCCTCGCGAGCCCCTTGCGCCGCCACTCTGGATCAACGTAGCCTTCGAGCGTCTGAAGCCCACGCCAGAGATGCGTCGCCACCCAGCCGATCGGCTCTGGGTCATACACGACGACCATCGGCGTGTCGGTGCTTGAGTCGATGAGCTCGCGTTGCATCTCGGAACCAGGGTTGCACAACGCGCGAGCGATGTACTCGGCGTCCTCGATCTCAATCGTCATCGGTGTTTCGGTGGCGATGAACATCAGCCAAGCGCTCGCATCTCTTGCAAGTGTTTCACCTTGAGAGCGGCGGCACGCTCCGCGATCTGCGACGGTGTCGGATCTTTCGTCACCACCTTGTCGCGTTCGGCGATTCCGAACTGCCGCCGCAGCTTGTACACGTGGTTGATTTTCACGCCGAAGCGGCTCGCAATCGTGGCAACCGGAGTTCCCGACTCCCACAACCCGCGAAACTCCTCGGCGTCGATGTTCCAGTGTGTCGTCATGCTCACTCCCCGAGCGGCATCACGAGCCCGGTGTAGTCGTCGCACCGGAACACGACGGCACCCGCAGCGTCTTTCGTCAGAATCGACACCGTCGGCTCACCGTCGGCCGGCAGGCCGTCGAGGAACTGGAGCACGAAGCTCGGGTCGAGTTTCACTGTGCACTCGTTCCCGGCCTCCACGACAGGGCACGTGACCGACGCCGTCCCGTGCTCGCTGCTCTGTCCCTTGAGCGCGATGGTGTCACCGTCGAACGTGAACTCGACGCCCTTCGACTGCTCGCTCGTGCAGATACTCGCGGAACTGGTCGCGGCCCGCAGTTCGGCAATCGTCGCCGTGGTCGGGCTCGTGTCGTGCTCTGGGATCACGTCGCGCCACCGCGGGAACTTGCCTTCCACGAGACGGGCAATCACGCGGGCGTTTGGCAGCGTCGCGATCAACTCCGACGCTGTCGAGTCGATTTGCACCGCCTCCTCGTCGTGCCCGTCGCACAGATCGCGGATAGTTTGCATGGCAGCCACCGGCACGAGCCGCTGGGCATCGTCGGTGTCCTGCCCGATCTCGATCTCAGACGACGAGAGCCGCCGGCCGTCGGTCGCGATGAACGTCACCGTCCCGTCGTTGCGGCTCACTTCAACGCAGATCCCGCCGAGCGCGAACCGCGTGCCCTGCGTGTCGGTCGCGTAGCTCACCGCGTTTACCGCCCGGGCGAACTGGTCGCACGGGATGCGGGCCAAGGCCGGCGCGTCCTCAAGCCCCGTGCCCGGGAACTCAGCGGCGCTCTCGGTCGGCAGCGTCCACTGCGCAGTGCCCGCCTCGATCGTGCACGTCGTCCCGTTCGGCGTAATTCGCACCTGGCCCTGCCGCGCCGCCCGCAGGATCGCGAGGGTCCGGTGGTACGGGAGAAGAACGGGCTCGCCCGCGTAGTCGATGTAGCACTCGATCCGCAGTTCGCCGTTTGCCGCAACGAGTCGCCCGTCACAGAGCAGCACGTTGTTCATGATCGGATTGAGAGGCCGGTTGGACACCGCGTTTTTCACTGCGTTCATCGCTGCCGTGAGCGTCACGATATCGAGGGCGGTGCCACTGCGCCGCCGCTTCCGTTCTGCCGTTGCTGTCGTCATGAGAAGATTCCTTTCGTCTCAGGGATGCACCAACCAAAATCCCAAGGGCGAACGTCGCCGCCAGGATGATTTCGCCAATCGAGAGCATCACGAAGTCACGCACGCTCATTGCAGCACCTCGATCGCCCGGGCCTTGCCCGGCGTGCGTCGCACGTAGCCCTTGCGCTCAAGCGCCTTGAGGTGACACGCCACGCCGTTCGGCGACGCGATCTTGGCGGCGGCGCAAAGCTCGCGAACAGTCGGCCCGTAGAGCCGGGAGTGCTCGATCACGAGATCGAGGAGCTCACGCTGTCGCTTCGTGAGTGCTTTCGGTGCGTTCGATTCGCAATCCGTTGCAATCTTCATTTGTCTACTCCAAGTGAAATCGGCTCAATTCGCCCATCCTTCGCCACGCGCCCGAATGTCTCTTCCTGGCCGAGCAGCCGACGCCTCGCGTAGCGGAGAAGTCGCACGGCGGCACTCGCGTAGATCCCGTTCTTCTGCTTCAGTTGATTGAGAACCGTTTCCTCAACACTAGGAAAGTCTGCCCGTGTTGATTCGTCAATCATTTTCATGCAGTCGTCAACGAGCTTGGCATTCTCCTCATCGTTGATGTCGAGTTTTATTTTGACTTCTGCCCTGGTCTTCGTGACGCCGGCGCTCTTCTTCAGCGCCGCAAGTTCGCGGTAGGTTTCGAGCATCCACTTAAGTTGTGGGTACAGCGTGTCGTGGCTTCGCTTCACGTCGCGAATCGCGTCATAGAGCACGTCCTGATCCAGCCGCGACAGGTCGCCACGCCAGAGCTCGCCCTCCTCGCCGGTCCAGCGGCATTGGGGCCAGAGTTGGTTGATCGTCGTCTTGTTTTCTTCCCACGTTCTCACAGGTTCCCTCCTGCGGGCTGCCGTGCTCGCCGGCCCTGCTTGGGGTTGTCGAACTCCCCGGCCAGAATCCGGTCCACGTACTCGAAGAACTTCGTCAGGGCCACGGGCGTGTCGAACCACTCGCACGCCGGCAGCCGCTCAAGCGCCTGCTCGGCTCGCCCCAGCCACCCGTCAGACGTGGCGAAGTCGCCCCACGCAGCCGGGGGAACCAGCGGCGTCCACGGGCAGGCCCGGTGAGTGGCGTTCCACGACCGGACAAACGACTCCCACGTGTCTTCTTCCTCCCCCTGAACAGAAAAACACGCCTCGCCGTCTGGTGTGTGTGCGCTGCATTGTTTTTCTTGGGGAGGAGATGGAGTTGGAGTTGGAGTTGGAGTTGGAGGCTTCAGTTTTGCTACCCCGTTTGCTACCCCGTTTGCTTGCGTTTTGCTTCCGTTTTGCTTGCCCGTTTGCTTGCGGTTTGCTTGATTCGCCTCCCCGCCAGCCCTGCCAGCCTCTACGCGAGCTTCCTTTAGAGCCTCTGATTTCGCCCTATGAATCTCCATTCGAGGGTTCCGGCGGCGGCCGTCACGGCATACCGGGAACTTCGACTCAAGCAGTGCCCAGGTACGCGTGATTCCAGGCGAGATGATCTCTAGGCGTTCAAGAGAGTCTGGGATAGATCCCTGCTCCCACTGGACGATCAAGGCCGTCACGTAATGACCTCGCTCTTCGGCGGTCCATCCGGCTGTAGCAGCCAAGAAGTCGCGGCCAAAGAACGGGATGTAGTGGTCAACTGTTTGGCGTGCCATTTTTCCTCCTTGAAATTACGCCCCGCCGCGTCGAAGCGGCTTCGTGCCTATCACGAGGGCAAAGAAACCAAGCCTAGACATTCCACAAACCTGCCCTGCCATGACATTCCAAACCTGACCGAGCGACATCCCGCCACGAGGCGTCGAAGCCTCACCGCGCCGACCGCGATGGCGGTTGTGATACCCAGCACCGACGTGCCTTACACAGCCTTGACCGGCCCCGTTCGACCGTGTCCGAACAGAACGCAACAAACCAAACCCGACCGGACCTTGCCTTAATACACCCCAAGCCGCCGGCGTTGATCCGGCCCCGTGCCTGCACGAGCTTGGTAGAAACCTGCCACGCCGGAACACAGCGGAACCCACTGTGCCGTGCCTTGCACCAACCAGACACATCCCACACCTCCCGCGTCGATCGGGAACCGTGCCTGCACGGGTGGGGTTTCCGTGACTGGCCCTTCCAGACCGGAACACAACATGACCAACCACAACGGAACGAAACCTGCCTTGCACTGACTGAACCGACGCTGACAAACCACGCACCACTTAGATACATCCCACCACGGCCGCGTCGATCGGCCTCCGTGCCCGCACGATGGTGGTTTCCATGACATGACACGCATTGCCCGAACCCACATTGCCCCATACAACGCGAACCCAACACGCCATGACCCATCCCACCTCGCGGCATCGAAGCCGCAATCACGCCGACCGTGCAGGTGGTTTCCATAACTCGACTAACCTTGCCCAGTCTTGCCACAACAAAACCCACCGGAACAGGACCGAACATGCCTTGACCGACATGAGCCAGCACTTAACTAAGTGCATCCCTCTCCGCGCCCTTGAAGACGCAACCGTGCCGACCACGAGAGAGGTTTCCATAACGAGCCCAAACCGATACCACCGGAACACGCCCGAACCCAACTTGACGCACCATGACTAACCGTGTCCCATCCCACTCCGCACCGTCGAAGGTGCTGCCGTGCCTATCACGAGAGTGGGCGTCAGCCGCGATCCGACATGCCCGACCTGGACAAAGCGAGCCAGGACATAATTAGTCAAACCGTGCCAAGCCAAATTGATCACGCCGCGCCGACAGCCTCCGGTGCAACATTCCGCTTCTTCGGCGTCGTGTTCGCCACCTTCTCGGCGGTGAACCGTCCGCACCTGGGCCGCCAATCGCAGAGACCGACCTGCGTGCCGGCCGCATGCACCCAGCGATCGACCTGCTCTTCGTTCACCACCGAGTCCTCAAACTTGACCTCGACGATCGCCGACCAATCGTGGAAGATCGGTCGAGTCCGCATCACGCGGCTCATGCCAACCTTCACGCCGACGCAGTTGCGGAAGCGTTCTTCCTGCCAGAGACCGTTAGCGTCACGCGGGCCGTCGTACTGAAGCACCGCAGACTTGGGAACGAAGCATGCAGACTTCGCAATCTTGCCTTCCTTCGTGATCTTCGCCGCGTTGTAGAGCGTGGCCTCGATATTCTCGCCGGGAATGACCGGGCCGCGGTCCTCGTCGATGTAGAGACCAGCCTTGAACTCGATTTCAGCCATCCGCTCAAAATCGGCGTCCGTCTTTTTCTTCTTCGATGTAACCTGCTTCAGTGCCTTAGCGGCCTTGCTCAACGGGTTTGCGAGATCGCCGTTGTGCATGATCAGCGGCGCGTCTCCGGTGATCTTGTAGGTCAAAGTCGTCCATGCCATATGACACATCCTTTCTTGAAATAAAATCATCCGAAACAAAACACACTTGCACCGGCTGGCCGTCATACCGACGGGACCGGATTACGCACGTCACGGCTTCGTGACACTGGACGCATAGGGTGATCAAGTCGCGATCAACGTCCTCGTCCTTAAATCGTTCATATGTCTTGTGGTGAACCTCAAGCCTCCAGAGCGTGCCGTCGTGCGTGCACGTCTGGCAGCGATGGCCGTCGATTTGCTTTCGAGCGTCGCGCTTACAAGCCCAGCGGTGGCTAGCGATGTATCGCGTGTATTCGTCGATGTTGGGTCGCATCACTTCACCCTCCACTCACGCTCCCCGCGCCCGCTCGCACTCCTCACCACACGGCCCGTCTCCACGATCCGCCCAGCCTTGGCGAGCTCGTGCAATCGCCTGCCGATCTGGTGGGCGACCATGCCGCACCGTGCCGCGATCCCGCTGGCCCCCGCCGGCCCAGCGGCGAGTGCGTCGAGGATCTGCCGGTGGTGCTGGCTGCGGAACTTCTTCGCCTCGGCGGCAGCGGCCCGTGATGTCGCCGGGTTGGTCGCCCGAAAGAGCGGCAGATCAGCGACGCGCGAGATCACGTCGAACTGGTAGTCGTGCATCCTTGCGACTCCTTCTGCATCTGTGTCTTGATCTGCGACACCGAGCCCTTGTTGATCGCCAGGCGGCGGCAGATCGCCGACGCCGTGACGCCTTGGGCAAGCAGTTGTCGCACCCGTTCGACGGGTACGCGGTTGAGGGGTGGCATTCCAAGCCTCCAGTCAAACGAGGGCAGGGGTTCTCGGGGTTTTCGTCCGCAGTTGAGACCAATCGCAATACGCTTGTTCAAAGAGGGCTGGCGACCGATGGCCCAGGTGGAGCCTTCCGGCCCCGGCCTTTTCCATCTCGCAGTGAGTGGCTCCAGAGCGACGCAACCACTTCGAGGAGCCGCCGACTCCGAGCGAGTCGAGGAGCTCGCGCATGTAACGCATCGCCATCCGCCGGCCGCAGGCCCAGCCGAGAATGCGCCCGTCGGGCGACTTCGCGAGCATCTTGTCGATCGCGTCGAGGCACGCGGGCGTGAGCGGGCGGGTGATCGGGTCGCCCGTCTTGCTCTGCACCCACGCGAGCGTGTCGCCGTCGATATGGTCGCGGGTGAAACTCATCACGTCGCCGAATCTGGCACCGCACTCGTAGCCCACGAGCACCCAGCACACGAGGAGGTCGCCGAGATCGGCACCGCTGCGAAGCCTCTTGCCGGTCTTCGCCTTCGCGGCATCAAGCACCGCCTTCAGTTGCGGCACCGTCCACGCTTTCGTCGGCTTCCGCCTGGCTTTCATCTTGAGCACGCCGCGGGGTGCTTCCTTGACGAGCCCGCGCTGGTAGCCCCAGTTCCAGAGCGAGAGCAGGATCGTCCGCTCCGATCGCGTCGTGAGCCCGCTCGTCTCTTCGACGCGCTTCGTGAGGTAGCGGTTCATCCGTTCCACCGACAGCGGCCCGGCCCGGCCCGCGACCCGAGTCACGTTCGCGGCGTAGTGCTTGGTGACGACGCGCTCGGCAAGGTAGAGCGGGGCGATCTCAGAGAAGGTGTTGAGGGATTTCATAGTTCACATCCTTGTGTATTAGCCCTGTGACGCCGGGCCGGCGGCGAAGTCACTCTGGCAAGGGAGGTCGTTTGCGAGCCTTCACTGCGGTGGTGGTGTCGGTACTCCCGCGAACCGTCCGCTTCGCCCTAGTCGATTGGCGAATCTGGCCCTGCGGCTGGGCCTTTTTCCGTTTCATCTGCGTCCACGTGTCGTGCCAGGGCATCTACCACTCTCCTCCGTACTTCTGACGCATTCGGTTGCTGTACTCGTCCTCACGCCCGACCGCCGCAGCCGCAGCCGCGTGATGCGACCCGGGCTTGATCACGATGTCGGGCTCTAACACATTGCCGATGTCCGCGGTGAACGTCGCCCGTTGGGCTTGCTCCTCTCGGATCTCGGCGTCGATCTCATCGAGGTAGGAGTTCCACCGTCGATTCGCAGCGTGCCGGTCGTCGTCTTCGTCGTCGCCGAAGATGCTCATGTGTGGCCTCCTCAGAACGGGATGTCGTCATCGGGAAACGCAGCGTTCACGGCGGCGAGGTTGCTCCTCTTCACCGCCTTCGGCGTGGCAGTAGCGGGCAGATACCGCTTCACCACGGCGCTGACCTTGCCGGCCTTCGACGTGTAGTGCGTGATTTCCACGCTCACTTTCTGGCCTTCGAGCTCGTCGGGCCGCAGCGTGAGTTTGCCGTCCACCGGAATGATCCCGACCGCTGCGGCGAGTTGCTGGGCACGCCACGCCAAGTGAGCGGGGAGGTCATCGAAAACGAACCTGTGATTGCCGTCGGAGGCGAGTCGCAACTTGAGGCAGAGCCCCTCGGGGTTCTCGTCGCTTCGCTTGTATTCGTTCGGGCCTTCACTCGCCGAGCGGATAGTCAGCGTGTGCGTGCCGGCCGGCACGAGCGGCCGGTCTGCGGTGTCGATGCTGTCTGCCTGCGGTGCAATGTCGATCGTGAAATCCATCTCTTCCTTCTCCTGTTGTTGTTGAGGTTCGTTCCGTTCAGACTCAAGTTCTCGACGCCTCGTCAATCGTCTCGTGACGCTGGGCGATCAGCGTCTCAAGTTGGTCGCGTTGCTCGTGGGTGAGCTTGCCCGCGGACACGGCGAAATCCGCCTCGTCAGAGATCGCGCTCAGTTCGGCCACCGTCGCCGCCTGGGCGACGCGGTCGCGCCAGCCGGCCTTCTTCCGATGGGCTTCGACCGTGGCGTTCTGCGGCTGTTGCTGCGTGACGCCGGGCTCGGTGGCAATCGCCGCGCCGCCCGCGAGCCAGTCGGCGAGACGCTTGCCGGTCTCGACGCTGATAGGCTTCGGGTCGCCGCAAAACAAGCCCGTGCGATCCTTGCTGACCGTGGCGAAGTGGCCGTCGTGTATCAGATCAAGCACCGCCGTGAACTCGTACTCAAGCCCGTCGCGGGCTTCGAGCTTCATCCCGAGTTTCGCCACTTTTTTCCGCCCACCGTCCTCCACTTGCGCCGTCTCAGTTTTGCTGCGGCCCGTGCAGATCACGTGCGCCGGGCTTCGCAGGATCGCGTCAACGAACGCCCGCCAGCGTGGCGTGATGACCGAAAAGGCAGACCACGTGTTGCCGCGAAACTGGGCCTTGGCGATGTCGTCCAAAAGTTCGAGGCAGCCGCCCTGGCCGCTCCAGCAATGCGTCACGCTGTCGATCACGATCACTCCATAGCCCGCGGCCTCTGCCGCCGTGATCGCCTCGATGTAGCGTTCCGGGGTGAACGGCGGTTTGAGGTCGATCACGTCGAAATCGTGGAGCGTGTCATAGAGGTCGGACGATCCCTCCTCGGTGTCGATCACCACGGTCTTGCCGCCGAGACCCTTCGCAAGCAGCAACGCCCCGTAGGTCTTGCCGCCGCCGCTGGGGCTGGTGAGGAGAAGCCGCAGTTTCGTGGCACTGCGGCGGGCCTTTCTGATAGCAACCATTGTCGAGTCCCTTTCGTTCTGTCGTTTCCGTTCGTCTTAAAAAGCCGCTTTGCCCTCCTGGCTCCACGGCACGTGCGTCCTTGCGTCAGGCGGTTCCACCGCCTCTCCTGTGTTTCAGTGCGTGATGTCGCCGCTGCTCACGTAGAGCCAGCCGCCGTCGAGTTCGATCGAGATCCGGCCGTCGTCCGCGACCCACTGCACGCGGCCCGCCCATCGCTTTCCGGCAGTGACGCCGCTCACGAAGTCACCAACTGCGGGCTCGTGGATCGGGGAGGGCGTTTGCTCGTGGAGGGCTGCGGCGGCAGCGGCGTATTCAGGAAAATGGGCGTCCATGTGGGGGATTCCTTTCTGTCGAGTGGTGAACACGCGTTCAGTCGTGGGGTTCGATTGAGGGGAAATGTATTTCTTCGCGTTTGTGTGTCAAGCGTTCAGTGCTGAAAATTTGTTGTGGCACTTAGCGTCAGTTAGAGTAGTGCGTAGCGTTAGTTCGTCAAGACAAGAAAACGCCGAGCATTCGCACGAAAACGTCGATGCCTCCGGCGATCGTCTGGGCAAGGTCGGAGTCGGTCCCGAGCTCCTGGCCCAGGCGGATCATCACCAACTGCTCGAAGAGTCGATTCCAGAACCGTTGCATGGTGCCCTCCTTGGCGTGTGTAAGAATGCCACCCATTTCGCGGCTGTCGGCGGGCTGGGTGGCCCCACCCTTGTGCGGTATTGCCGCCGGCCCGAATGCCGGTGGCAGAGGTCGGTCAGGCTCCCACGTAGTGGTAGTAGCCACGGCTGCTCACCGCATACACGGTCTCGCCGGCATCGTTCACGTGCGAGCTCATTTCGTGCCCGCCGTAGTAAAAATCCATCGCAGCCGCGACCTCAAAGGCGAGGTGCTCCTGCGTGAACCGCTGGGCAGCGATCGGGTACTTCCAACCGCGGGCATCCTCGAACGTCTTGAGCAGAGCCTTGATGATCTCGCGGGGCTCAGTGATGGTGAAGGCGGCGTTCATTATTCGTCTCCCGTTTGCGTTGCGTCAGGTCTCACTCGCCTGACACCCACATAGTAGCAAGTATCGTTAGTTCGGCAAGGGGGAATCCAGAAAAAATCCGAAACAGCGTATTCCCCGTGAAAAACGGCCCTGCCGGCTGGCGGCTGGACACTTGGGAAATGAGAAGGCTAGCCCCGCGACCGGCCCTTCGCGGCCTTCTTGGCGGGCTTCCGCTTTGCCGCTGGGCGTTTTGCTTGCCCCTGCTTGCCTAGCGACCGGGTCGTGAGCAAGTCCTTCGCCCTCTGGGCCGCGGCCTGCGGGATCAAGAGCGTGCGATTGCCGACCCGTGTGGCATCGAGCTTCTTCTGGAGAATGAGCATCCGCACCCAGCCGACGCTGCACTCCATGAAAGAGGCAGCCTCGGTCACGGTGAAGTAGTTTCCGCCCTGAAATTGTTGTGGCAAAGCGATCATCCCTTGAAATCTAGCACCGAGCGTTAGTTGGTCAAGCAACAATCTACGCCGCTGAAATCCGGCGTATATCACCACCTGTGCGCTCGTTCAGATTTTGGCGTAGCCGGCCCGGTCGGCACACCCATACGATACTGAACAACATCTCCAGCGGAGGGCATGCCGCCGCTGGTCTTGTACATATACTGGTGTTCAGACCACTAAAGGAGGGTGCAACGATGACGATTCGAGAGCTCGCCAACGATCGCTACGCCGTGCTCAAGGGACTGAGGGAGCGTACCGTGCACATGATAAACGAAACCATCGACCGGCTAGAGGAGTTTCTCCAGCGGCCGGCGACGCTTGAGGATTTTACCGATCTGACGATGGCACGATTCCTGCGTTGGCGAGCCACGACGCCTCGTAAAGGCCGGCTGGCATCGCCGGCGACCGTCGCCAAGGACAAGAGTCATCTCTCGTCTCTGGCCTCGCTGGCGGCTCGCAAGAGGCTCATTCCTGAGTTCATCGACTTCCCTCGCCTGAAGGTGCCCACGCGACCGCCGCGCGGATACACCGTCGAGGAGGTGTCCGCGATCATCCGCGAGGCCCGGCACTGCTATGGGAAGGTCGGCCCGGTGCCGGCGGCCTGGCTGTTTATGACTCTCGTTCGGGCTTGCTGGGAGACCGGCGAGCGCGTCGGGGGGCTCTTGGCTGTCCGCTGGGGCGAGGTGGATCTGGAGCGGCGAGTCATCACCGTGCTCGGGGAGACCCGCAAGGATCGCACCACAACGATCGAGAGGCAGATCAGCGGCGAGCTCGCCGCCTGGCTCACGACCCAGCGGCGCGGCGATAATTGCCTCGTGTGGCCGTGGCTGGAGAACCGCAAGCAGGATTCGATCTACCAGATACTCCGTAAGATTTGCGCCTGCTCGGGCGTGACGCCCCGCGGGTTCCATGCAATCCGCAAGGCGAGCGGCAGTTACGTGAAGGCCGGCGGCGGCGATGCCACCGAGCACCTCGGGCACGCGTCGGCTCGAACGACCCAGAAGCACTACCTCGACACCCGGATCGTGGGGCAGCAATCGGCCCTCGACTTCCTCCCGCCGCTCGACCTCAAGGGCAAGCCGAAGCCAAAGTGACCGAGCAGGCGGGGAGGGCGTTGCGGGGGAAAGGACGACCCTGCACAGCCCTGCAACCCGCCGCCCGGCTCACTGTTCCGCGGGCCTCGCGATGTTCTCGCGCGCCGCGAGCATAACGAGCAGCCGCTCGCGCTCTTCAAGCAATCGCCCGATCATCCTGGCCGCGGTGCCGTTGGTTGCTGTCCACGAGTTCGACGGCCCGTAGCGACCGACGAACAGCCACGCCTCCTGGGCCTCCTCTTCCGAGTAGGGCACGCGGCGATCAGTCGGCAATCCATTCATCCGCTTTGTCTCCGATCCACTCGGCGAGAAACATGAGCAACTGCGCAGGCAGTGCAATTGCGGCCGCGAGGATCGTCAGCGTCCACGCGATCACGTCACGCATCACGCTCCTCCCGGTGAAGTAAAAGTGCGAGAAGCGAATAGGATGCGAGGTCGAATAAATTGTCATCGAGCGATTCGTTCTCTAACCTGCCCGTCGCGTTATAGCTCGCGAGCCTCGTCACCTTGTCGCTCAATCTAACCATCGCACCCTTCCACGCCTCGATGCCGACAAACTTCGCGCCGTTGCGAATGTTGGCGAGTGGATCGCCGCCGTTCGGGCAGCCGTAGTCCCGACTCTTGCGGCGGTGCATTTCTTTCAAGGCGTCGCAGAGATCAAAGAACGCCTGGCTGGTCGGATGCACGGTTGGCTCCGCGAGCAACGCGTCGCCCCTCCACGGTCGTTCGTCATCCTGGGGGTCATACCCAGATGCCGCCGCGTTGATTCGCTGGCCCACCGCTTGCCGCAGTGCGGCGTTCGCTTCTTCGACCGTCGTTGTCATGGTCTGCCTTTCGTTGGTGTCGAGACGTGCATCGCGGTGAGGCCACCCTCGGGCGCGTAGATGAAAGTCTCCATGCACTGTCTAGTGTTCAGAAACCCGTGCGAAGCGTGCCAGTCGTCAGGGGCGCAGAGCGACGGGCTTACCCGCGTGAGCACGCCGTCGATCGTCTCAATAGGCCGCGACCACTCTGCCGCCGATGAGTGGTAGTGTCCGGTGTGCCACTCGCGATACGGGCATCGCGCCCACTCCGACGCCGCCTCGATCGCCATGATCTGCGGCAGTCTCTTCTTTGCCTTGTGCCCGTGGGCGAAGCCGAGCAGATTCTTCCCGTGGGCGAGGTACTTCCGCCCTGTGTACCGCTCCTCGACTCGCACGCGGCGATCGTTTCGGAACCGCTCTAGAAGGATTCGATGGAACGCCCAACTCAACGTCTCATCGTGGTTCCCGTGCACCAGCACAACGTCGGTGGGGCACGTAGCCGCCGACCGCTCCACGATGCCGAGCAGCACGTCGCTACCGACCTGAATCATCTTCTGAAGACGCCCGTCTCGTTCGAGCGGCGTGCCGCTGGAGGTCTCGGCTCGCTCGGCTCGATCGTAGTGGAACAAGTCACCGAGAAAGGCGATCGTTCGGCGAGTGGGGTTGTGGGAGTCTCCCACCGCCAGGAGCTCGCCGGCCGCAGCGTGCACGACACGCTCGGCAATCGAGAGATCCCAGTCGCCGGCCCCGGTGGTCTGGCTCCAGGCGTAATTGCCGAAATGGGTGTCGGCCACGCACAGCACTTGCCAGAGGCCGTCACGCTTTGGGGCCTTTACGCTTTTGGTTAGCGGCTTCCGCAGGGGCTTGCTTGCCGCCTGGATCATCGCCTCGACGCACTCGCGCACGCCCGGCCCGGCCTTGGGCTTCAGCCGCACGAAGACCCGGTGCAGTTCGATCGTGCCGCCGTCACCGTTCCCGCACTCCCAGGTCGTCGCCTCGGATGCGGCGATCTCAAAGCGGCTCATGTCCGCTTCGATGTGAGCGATCAAATCCTCGACGGTCTTGATCCGCTGGCTCGTAGAGCGGGCTTCAAGAGTCTCGCCCTCCTGCCGCTGCGTCACCTGTTCGGCGTCGGCGGCCGGCGAGGGAGGCGGGAGTTTTAAGGACACGTCAGCGTCTAGTCGGATGTGTTTGCGAGCCATTCGGCCAACCTCTTGTGGTCGCACACTGCCCATCCACGCTGGCGGCATGCGTTGGCTAGAACGCGGGCGAGCGTGCCGCGGCGAGCGGCGTAGCCGCCAGCGTGAAACCGATCGCGAACGGCGAGTAGCTCCTCGCGTGCGGCGGCGTCCAGTTGCGACAGCCACGTCTTCGGCTTGATCGCGGCAACTGCATCGCCGACATCGTCTGCCAAGTTCATTGGCTTCCTTGCCATGGTCACTCCTTCGGCGTGATCGTGTAAAGCATTGCCAGCACGCGCCGCTGAACGCGAGCCAGTTCCGTGATCGCCTCTTCGCTGATGTTCGGGCCGAGTGCCGCGTGGGCGAGTTCGTGCAGGATCGTCTCGACGCGACTCCACCCGCGGCACTTCTCGTCGATCAAGATGCGAGGGTTCGCCGCCCCGTCAAAGAACGTCCAGCCCGACGCGTCACCCTTGAGCGGCGTCACCCGGAGGAGCCAGCGATTCCCGTCGATCGTGATGTGATGATCCTTCGGCATCAGCGACCGATTCCTTTCGCCGGGCGTTGTGGATCGCCCGTCTCACGAGGAGCCTAGCGGGCAAGTCAAGAAACGGCAGGCCGCGCTCTTCGGCGGCTTCCCGTAAGAAGCCCATGATCTCGGCCATCCCTTCCTTGCCTGCGCACCAATCGCAGCCTTTCTCGTCCATGTAGCGTGCGCGAGCGTTACATTTACAAGTTGGCGACGAAACGATGTAGAACGGCCAGCCGGCGAGCAGGACTTTGAGTTCTGTGCCTGGGCCGTGCGATGGCGGCGGGGAATCTACTTCGTGCGAAAGCACTTTGGGCAGTCGCGGGAAAAAGGGATTGCCGATGTCAACGAAAATCCATTCCCCGTCGCTGCCTACAACCAACTCATTCAACTCTACGTCGGAGTACCCAAGCCCCTCGCAGTATTCAGAAAAAATAGCCCTTGTGGTCTTCCACTGGCCGCCGTTGCTCATGAGCACACCACAGGAACTTCGCTAGGGAAGTAATCTGGCATCGCCGTGGATTTTACCGTTGCACAAAAACGGTTAGGGTGGGTTGTTAGCTGATTGTACTCACCCTCAAAAGGCTGAATCTGCGTAACTGCACTGCCAGTAACGTCCTGAAAACTTTCGGACTCGCAGTCCAAGACCATCATTTGCCAGCGGTACTTGCCTTCAGATCCAATGACGTTTTGACGGCTTCCGCAAACTACGTTGCCAAAATCTATTCCGCAGCAGCCTTCCCCGTAAAGCTGGGCCGTCGTGGATTCCAAGGATACATACAGACACCCATCAAGATTGTTTGGAAATCCGGCTTGCCATGTAAATGAAGGCAAGAGTATTTGTGGGATATTGATCGACGAAGCCCGAGGCCATTTCCATAGCGCCTTTAGCCTTGATGACCCAGCGTAGCCCAGAGAAATTGGCCCTTCGGGCAGGTTCTCGATATTACCTTCGAACCGCTCGAAATACTGGTCGGTTACAATTTTGCTCCACGTTCCGCCAACGACGCAAGTTTTCGTGCTGCATACCTTGCACCGAAGCCCAAGCCCAGCACAGCAAACACACGCCATCTCTACACCCGGAACCTAAGGAACGTGGAAGTAAACGTCGCGCCGACCATCGTGATCGTCTGCGTGCCAGACATTGACACGCTAATCGCAGTCTGCGTGCCAGCCATTGAAAACAATGTCGCGCTAGCAGTTGCGGCGGTCACAGAGATTGCACAGTTGGCCGTGTCGAGCGAGGCCGAAACGCCGGTAATGTATGTCGTTGACTGGGTTGATCCCGTCCCAGCGAACCGAATCACCGACGTGCTGCCTGTGCCAAACACCGTTTGCGAAACAGTACTGGACACAAAAACAGCCGTGGCCGTCTCAAATGGCACGTCGATCAAGAACCACGCGGTGCCGTCCTTTGCAATTGCACAATCACCTGACGTGGCAGTGTTTGAGACTGGAAAAAACAGGTTCATCGCCGACGCGGTGTTCGGCGTCGCGGTCTGATACTTGAAAGTGACGATCTTCTCGACGCCGGTCGGCCATGCGCCGGCGAATGTCGCTATGCGAAAGATTTTTCGGTTGCGGAAAAAATCTTCGCGGGCAAACGACAGTGGCTTCGTACCCGGAGACGAGAGCTCGGTTGCGCGCACGACATTGGCAATCCGCTCGGCGCTTTCTCGCGTGAACTGCGTTGGGTCGCGTGGGCTGCTCATGGCGGTGTGCCAAACGTGGCGAAGTTTCCGCGCGGATTCACTCGGCGAGTCAGGATCGCGGGAGTGCCCAAGGTCTGCCCGCCGTTGCCGTCAAGGCCGACCGGGTTGGGGCTGGGAACCCACTCAGAATTTTGGAAATCGAACACCATGGCGCGGCGCTTCTCGCCGCCAGATAAGAAGTTGAACCCAACATCGGGTAGCAACAAATTGTGACCAGACTGGCGGTAGGCAAGAGTGGCAGTTGTGGCGTAGTATCGTTGCAGCGTGTTGTTGAACTCTTCAGCGACATACTGCACATCGACACCCGCAACCTTGACGGTGTCGGCTGCACAGCCGAGAAAAGCCGAATTGTTCACAAAGTTTTGCAGGGAGAGCCAACTGCTTGGGACGGCAGAAAAATTTTTCTGCACCTTGATCTGCACTAGGCTTTCCTCGGTCACGAGGCCAGGGAAGTAGTCGTATGCAGAGTTCGTCAGCGGATACTGCGTGGAGCCGTCGTAATAGAAAAGAGCCGGCACTTGGCCGGGCCGTGATTCAAACGACCACACCGAGGCACGGTTCGTAGGCGACTTCAGTTCGTCCTGCGTAACGAAGTTGTACTCGCCGATAACTTCTAGGGCGTATGGGTTGTCATCGTATCGCTCGTTCACCGACACTTTGCGAAGCTTCAGCGTCGTGTGAACCGGGTGAACCGCGCCAAACGAGTTGCCGGCCGTAGCCGACATGATCGTGGTAATGTCTGGCGGCCCGCCGCTGGTGAGCGTGTTGTCCGACAGCATGCACACCCAGCGACGCTTCGCCGTGCCGCCGGTCGAGCCCAATTCATTCTCAAAAGTGCGGGCGAGTTCTTTTGTAGCGACGATTGTTCCTGGCATAGATCACCCAAGGACCGCACCGCCGACGATAGCGACGGGCGAGTTAAAGTAATTTGATGCCGCTTGGCCGATGCCTTGCGCGATGAGTTGCAACTGCTTCGTTTGCAACTTCGCCTCGATCAACCGGGGGTCTTGCGCGCTAGCGGCGAGCCCGAGAAGGATGTCTTGGCCTTCTTGCGTCCGAATGTCAGCGGTGTTTGCCAGTTGGTTTGTAGGCGTGAGCAGCCGCTCCATCTTCGCCGCTCGCTCTGCGGCAGCGGCGAGAGCTTGGTTCGCCCCTGCGTAGGTGTCGTTGAACGACTTTAGAAAGTTGTCGTTTTGCTGCGCGACGAGTGTTTGAAATTGCTGGGCAGTGTTGAGGCCAGACACAAACTGTTGCCCAATCTGATCTTGCTGCCGCAGGCGACCGTCTGCGAGTTGCTGCTCCTGCCGCTGCACTCGCTCCAGTTCTCTGACGCGCGTCGCTCCCGCGCGAGCCCCGCGAAGGTCGCCCGCCTCGCGGGCCTCTTCCAACTTCTTACGCTCCTCAATGAGCTTCGCTTCGATCGCCTGGACGTTGGTCGCGGCTTCCTTCTTCCGCTTCTCAAGTTCCTCGGTCGCCTTGAGTTCCGCCTGCTGCCGAGCGTCGATTCCGTTTCGCAGGAACTCCTCGACGCGGTTGGCGGCGTCTAGTCGTTGCTGGAAGATGTCGCGTTGCTGGGCAACTTCGCGCTCGTAAGCCTCTGCGCTGAAAGTCTTGTCAGCATCGGCACGGGCTTGGGCGGCAGCAACTCCTGCCCGTAGAGCCTCGCCCGCCAGAGCACCAACGGTGCCGAATTGCTGCTCGGCCTTAACAATAAGTTCGTCAATCCCTTTGTTTGTCGCGTCAAACGCTTTGGCGAAGCCCTCCCCAAAGCCTTGCTCGACGGCTTGCTGCTGATCGTCGAGTTTGGCTTGCAGTTGGTCGAGCTGGGCAAGACGGCCAGCGGCAGCGTCCGCCTGCTCTCTATTGAACGTCTGGCGTGCGACAATGAGTTGATCGAGCGTGATCTTCTGCTGCTCTTGAACGTCGATAAGTTGCTGTTCCAGTTCACTCCGCGTGTCGCTGGATGCGATCAGAGCGTCCACCCGCTTTTTCTGATCCTCGACCCGCTTGGCTTCGTCGGCTGCCGCCTTCGCGGAGCCGTCGGCGATCGCTGCCTGCTGGTTCTGGATTTCTTGGAGTTGCCGAATCCGCTCCTCGCCGGTAGCCACCGCCTCAGCGTCGCCGCTGTCGCGAGCCGCGCCCACCGACTCCTTGATGCGGGCGATCTCGCGTTCAACTGCCAGCACCGCATCGGCAGCCTTCGCGCGCGATGCGTCGCCGCCGAACTGCTCGTTGATGCGAGCCTGCTCTAGCAACGCGTCGGCCACCTGGCGGTCGGCATCGACTCGCTTTTGTGCCTCTTCGGCTGCCTTGCGGGTCTCGTCTTGAATTTGCTTCAAGCGGTCAACCTGCTTGTCGAACTCAGCCGTCGCAAGCGCAACGCCGCGACTGTACTGCTCGGCGTTGAGTTCGTTGGCGTCGGCCTGCTCCTTGAGGTCGGCGAGTGCCTCTTGGAACTGAAACGCTGCCTCGAAGCCCGCCTGGCCGAATTCGCCCGCCTTCTGGATCGCAGTGTCGAGAACGCCGGAACTATTCTCGACGGCCTTCTGCACTTCGGCAGCCGCGCGTTTTTGTTCTTCGGTGAGTTGGACGGTTGAGTTGGTCACTTGGTCCACGCCGGAAGACGCCGCTTCGGCGGATCGCTCGATGCCCAGGAAGTTTTCGGCCATCGTCAGCAATCGACCGACCGTTCCGCCGATAGCACTGGCGATTGTCTGAAACACAGACGACACAGCACCGAAGACACTGCTGATCGTGCCACCGATCGCTTCGAGCGTCGGAACGAGCCCCGTGAACTCAACGAACGCAGTCACGCTACGCGACACCCACTCGACTGCCTGTCCGAGCGTGTTGCCGATCAGCTCTCCAATCCGCGAGAACGCCGTGGTGACAATCGCCACAACGCGGCTCAACGTGTCGCCGAGAGCAGAAGCGTTCGCGGCGATTGCACCGATCGACGTGAACGAAACGAGGAACTCAGTAACCTGAACGGAGGCGTCGCCGAATACTTCCAGGAATCCAAAAAGCCCGTCATACAGTGGCTCCAAGGCTTGCGATACGGTTTGCGCAACTGTTGCAAACGGCTGAAAAACTGCACCAATCACGCGACCCAAGTTTCCAAGGTTCGTGCCGAGCAGTTGAATGATTCGTCCGATTTGCGTCAGCACGGGTTCGAGGATCTGGCCAATTGGGTCGATGATCGCCGTGATGCCCGCAGTGATCTCAGCAAATGCCGTTGCAACGCCTTCTCCGAGCCCGACAAACGGCAAAAGCAGAGTTTGCCCGAGCCCTTGTGTGGCAACGCTTAGTGCGTCAAGCCCTGCACCAAACTCGTCAACGCGACGACGGTCGATGGCGGTAAGAGAACGGCCGAACCGCTCGATGTCGGCTGTTGCTCCGGGGAGATTGTTGAAGAACGGAATGAGGTCCGCACCGGCCTTGCCGAACAGTGCCGTGGCCGTGGCCGTTCTTCGTGCCGGGTCTTCGATGTCGGCGAGAGCCGCCCCGATTCGCTGGTACTGATCCTCCGGTGAGAGTTGTGCCAACTCCTCTGCGGTGACGCCAATTTCCGAAAGCGCCTTCTGCGCGGCTTTGCTCTCCTCGTCCACGCCGAGCACGCTCTTCTGAAGCCTGCCGAACGCGGCACTCACTGCGTCGATGCTTGTACCGCTGCGGTTCGCCGCCTCTTCGAGCGTTTGGATGAACTCAAAGGACACGCCGAGCTTGTCGGCAATGTTGCCAAGGTTCTCGACACGATCCTCCAAGGCTGCAAGCCCGCGAGTGACAGCAAGGGCCGCAGCCCCAAACGCTACAACGCCACCCACCGCCAGCGTAAACGGATTGACCAGGGCCGCGACACTCTTGCCCACGCTCGACAGCCCGCCAGCCAGCCCGCCAGAGAACACGCGCGCTAGCCCCTCACCGGCAGACGACAGCCCCGAGAGCCTGCCGGCCACATTCCCTATCGGACCTGGCAGAGCAGAGAGGATTCCTGACAGTTCATTGAACTTCAAAACGCTAGCGCCACTGGCCTTGTCTGATGCAGCGTCAAACTTTGACGCCGCGATTGTGGCCTTGGCATAAGCATCCGCTGTCCTCTGAAGCGCGGTTGCGTAATCGGATTCCGTTAGTCGTCCCGCCGCCCTCAGACGGTTGAGCTCCTGCGTCGATTTTTCAAAATCACGTTGCGCTCGCTCCTGCTTCGTAAGGTTTGCCTCGATGATCCGCGACGCGGCGGCTTGGTCGGCGGCTGCGGCAGCAGACGCAGCAGCACGCTCTCTCTCCGACGCTGCCGCAAGTTCATTGATGCCAAGAATCCTTGCCGCCTCAGCGTTGTACGCCTCAATTCTCAGCTTTCCGGTGGCGTAGACGGCATCGAGTCGTTCTAACTGCCTGGCCTGCTTCTCGGCGGAAGACCTATTCGCCTCGTTCAGCCGTTCGGCATCGCGAAGGAGCGACTGGTAGGCATCTTGCTCTTCGACCAGAGACCGGACGGCACGGGCGGTTTCGTCGGCGTTCGTGGAGGTTTCGACCGATACTGTCTTCGACTCCACCGCGTTGATGATTTGTGTGAGTTCTTCGACAGAACTGGCACCGAGCGTCTCGGCGAGGACCGTGATGTCCTTGCCTTCCAGCGAGTCAATGACCCGCTGCGCCTGCTCGATGCTTTCCATGCCAACCGCGTTTAGTTCAGCGGTGACGGTAGTACCGTCAAGGGACGCCAGTCGCGATCTGGCTTCGTCAACAGTATCAACGCCCAGCACGCGCAGCACAGCTTCGATCTGCGTTCCTTGCAGAGATGCCAGCCGAGCCTTGGCATCGTCCACGGCATCGACGCCAAGGATTTCTAAAACGGCATCAATTCTTGTCTCGTCGATGCTGGCGAACTCACTCCGCAGTTGCTCGATGCTCTCTGCGCCTGTGATTTCCAGCACGGCCTCGACTTGCTTACCCTCTAGGCTGTCGATGGCCTGCTGCGCTTGCGCGATGCTTTCAATACCGACCGTGTTCAACTGAGCAGTGACGGTCGTGCCGTCGATGGTCGCCAGCCTGGCCTTTGCCTCGTCAACAGTCTCGACACCCAGCACTTGAAGGATCGCGTCGATCTTCGCGCCGTCGATGCTGGCGAATTGACTCCTGAGTTGGTCGATGCTTTCTGTGCCGGTGATCTGCAACGCGGCTTCTATCTGCGTTCCTTGCAGGCTAGAAACCGCCGATTGCAGGCGCTCGGTCGCCTCAACTCCCTCGCGGACGCCGAGCACCTCCACAGTGAACGTGCTGCGGAAATCGCCGCTCTGGATTTGAGCGAACTGCGCCCGGTATTCCTCAATAGAAATCGTCCCGGCATCAAGCCGCGACTTTAGTTCAAGGATTGCCTCGGCAGAGCGAACCGTTGGGGCGGTCGATGCGGCGACCGCGTCGGCAATACCAGCCGCCGCACGCTGGAACTCCTCAAGCGACATAGCCCCCGATTGGGCTTGTTCGCGCAGAGGCCCGATTGCCTCCGCGAACCGCTGTAGCTGCGTGCTGTCTCCCTGCTGCGACGATGACGCAACGGCTCGGGCAAACGTCTCGGCCTCGATAGTCCCATTGCGGTAGAGGGAGTTGAGCCGTTGCAGTTCCGCCGCACGTTGTTGGTCGGCAGACAAAAACTGATCAGTCAGCCTCTTGCCTTCAGCAAGAGCTGCTGATCGCTCCTGCTCTGCCTTTACTGCCGCCTGCGTCGCCCCGCTCGCATCCTCAATCGCACGCTTGTATGTTTCCTCGCTCAACACTCCTGCTTCGCGCAGCGTGTTCAGGCGGGCTTCCGACGCCGCTCGCTTTTCTTGATCTGTCTGATACCTGGCCGTGATGGCTGCGGCCTCTGACTGGAGGCTGTTGATCTGCGCGAGCCTTGTCTGCTCCTCTCTGGCTGCGGCAGCGTTTGCGCCGCTTGCTTCGGCCCGAGCCCGAGAGTAGGTCGCCTCAGAGATCGCTCCAGCCTCAAGCAAGGTCGCCAGGCGTTCCAGCGTCTCCGCTCGCCGGTCTTCCTCTGTTCGATACTGCTCAGTGACGCGGGCACCTTCGGCAAAGGTTTCGGCCAAGTCGCCGGCAGCGGCCCGAATCGCTGCGAACCCATCCGCAAACTGCTGCCCGTTGATCTCGCCGGCTTGCAGGGCTTGCGTGAGACTTTGGATCTCCGACTCAAATCGCCTCTGCACGTCGGCGGCCGCGCCACTGGCTTTAGCGAAGTTCTCGAATACCTTCGTGACCTTCGCCGCTTCAACGTCAAGCGACCGCAACGCCTTCTCGACAGGCGTGAGCGAACGCGGAACGCCGCTCGCGTCCGCGTTGATCTTGAGCGCCAGCCCGAGAATCGTTGCCATCTCACTCGATCCCTAGTTGCCGTTTCAAATCCAGAAGAACTTCGCGGGCTTGGGCCTCATGCTGCGGTGGAGTTTCAATCGGAATGAAGTCGCTCGGCTTCGGTGCTTTGCCCTTCGGGGCGTGCGGTGCAAGCAACGCCGACACGATCAGCCCGGTCTCTGCCCACGGGTTCCCTATTGCTTCGTAGTACCGCGTATAGGCCATCCACTCCGCAAGTTCTTGTGAATCCATTCGTCTTGCTAGCTCGCCGACCGTCATCTTCAAGTGTCCCGCCAGCCGGAACATGAACCGGCGAACTGGCGAGACATTCAACCTTTTCCCAACTCTTCGACATCTGCCTCCGACATTGCGTTGTGGCGGATCGCGGCGTCGAACAGGCGCGCCATTACCGCACCGCTCTTCTGCCCGAGCTTCTCGATCTGCTCCTTCGTGAAGAGGAGTTCCCCCTTCTCGTCGCACAGCAACCGCACGAGGTACTCGGTGCGGAAGTTCGCCACGCCGGAATCTTTTTTGCCGATCCACATCCGCTCGTAGGCGTCGCGTTCCGCCACGGACATCACGCGAATGAACACGCTGCCGTTCCATTCCTTAACCTTGACCTCCTTCAGCCCAAGGTCGTCCGCCGCGAGAATCTGGTCTGCTGTCAGTGCCATCTATTGCCTCACAAGTTTGAAGGTCGCGCTATACCGAGCCACGTCATTGACCCGGCCCGAGAGCGTCAACGTCTGGCAGATCGCCTTGTGGGTCAGAGTAAGCCCGCCGCCTGTGATAGCGAGCGTACCCTGAACCCCGTACTGCGATAAGCCGATTGCTGCCGCGCTCAGACACTTCAAAGTGATAGTGCCTGCGTCAACTGAAAACGTGGAGTCGCGCCCGAGCGGCAGACTGCCGCCCACGTTCACGTCGATCTCGGTGACTTCACCAAGACTAACGCTCGCCCACGTTACGCTTACGCCCGTGCATACAGTCGCCATGACGGGCCTCCGTCACGGCAATTAGACGCGGGCAACCCGGAGGGTGGCCTGTCCACGAATCGCGTCGTTCACGGCGAACGTGAGCGTCGAGGAGTTGACCGTGTACGCGAGCGAAGAGAACCCCGTCAGAGCCGCGCCGGCCACCGTGATCGAGCACGTGCCCGTCGAGGCGTCGGCAATCAGCACCTTACCCAGGTAATCGAACTGCACCTGGCGGCCGGTGTCGGTCGTGGAACCCTGGAGCGGCCGGTCGATCGTGGCGATCGAATTGCCGGTGGTCAAGCCCAGATGGCTCACGTCAATCTTCTCTTGATCGGCAGTCGGGTCGGTCTGAGTGATCACGATGTTGGTCACCGTGTAGGCCGTAGCACCAAGGCGAAGAACTGTTCCGGTTCCATCATGCGGGGTTGCCGACATCTTTTATGTCTCCTGCCAGAGGATAGAGTACGTTTGCGAAACCGAGTAAAGCGGTGGTGACTCGCCACCGGCGAGTTGGGCGAACCCGTCAGCCTCGTTGTCAAGGCTGACGTTGTTCACTAACACTGAGTCTGGCGTAAGTCCCCCGTACCCATCCAGCGCGAGACGGCACACTTCCGCCAGTTCTCTTACTGCCTCGTATGACTCCGCGTAGAGGTCGAGGGCCAGGATCACGGTAGTGACGCCCGTCGGGCCGGCAAGGCTCTGCGACCGCTGGACAGCCGATCGGCGGTACGTGGCAAACGGGACCGCCGCAGAGGCCGGGGCGATGACGGGATAGATCCGCGTACCGATGATCGCGGCAACGGTTGCGTTGTCTACGAGGGCTGAACGAACGGCGGCTTCGGGGCTCTTGAAGGCCATACCCCGATTGTGCCGGCGGCACCCCCGACGCTTGCAGCGTCAGCCCGGCCCGAGCGAGTCGGTGCCCGAGACGCTTCCGGTGTCGCGGATGCGGAGCGACGACCACGCCTGAGACAGCGACAGCGAGAGCTCCCGCTGGAGGATGGCGGCGATCTCGCCTTGCGTCTGTACGAACGCCGTCTGCACTGGGGGGATGCCCTTCACGCCGCCTTCCGGGGAAGCCTCGATAATGAGTGGCTGCCCCTTTTTTGCCTTCTTAAAAAACGCCGCAGGGTAGTTCGGATCGGTCTGCACGCCTGCACGGTCGCTGCGGCCTTTCACCACTTGAAACGGGCCGAGCCTGTTGAAAGAACTTGCGATAACGGCGTTCTGGCCGCTCACCCAATGCACCACGCCTTTGCCGCGAACCGTCTCTTGCTGCCCCAGGCGAACGCGTGTGAACGGCGTCGTCGGGCTCTTGCGTTGGTACGGCTTGTTCGAGATCGTTGTCAGCACGCGGCGCTTCGTGCCGAATTCGAGGAGCCACTGATGAAAGGCCCGGTCTTTGCCAACGCGAACGGACCCGCCAGCCGCCGACGCGGAACCGCTTTCACCGGCTCGCGTGTAGCCTACGATCCCGACCGCCACGCCGGTCTGCTTGTACTTTACGACCTTCGACGTGACCGCCCGCTTTAAGTTGCCCGTCGGGCCGACGGGCGTGATCTCTCGCAGCCTGCGTGTCATCGGCTGGATCGCCTTCCGCACCGCGTCGCCGATCACGTCGGCGGCCTGCTTGTTCGGAAAGAACGACGCGAGCTTGTCACGCAGCCCGCGCAGTTCTTCAGCGTTGATATTGATCTGGACGCCGCCGACAGCCACTAGACGGTCTCCGAGCAGATCAGTTCGTGCTCACTCCGGTTCTCGCGCTCTAGCACCGAGATGATCTGAAGCGTTCGCCCCCGCCACGAGATCCGCATCTGGTTCGTGAGCCCCGTCAGATACCGCATCCGAATCCGGTGCGTGATCTCGGTTTGCTGGGTGTTCGCCAGGAGGAACTCCCGCGCCGTCACGCCCGTGACGCTAGCCCATACTTCTGCGAACGACGAGTACGTGTAGGTCGTCTCGCCCAGCCGGTTCCGCGATTCGGTCGGCTGCTCTACCGTGATCCGTTCGCGGAGTTGCCCGGCGTCGATCATATGATCGTGCCCTCGCCGACCACGACGATGTCATAGGTCGCGCCGGCCGTGCTCGTCACGAACAGCGACGAAGCCGACGCCCCCGCCGCCGTCGGGTTCACGACCGCAAAGATGCCGCCAGGGGCAACGCTGCCAGAGAACGAGCCGGTCAGCGTGAGCGTGTGCGTGCTGCCTGTGTTGCGAACGTAGATCGTTTTTACGGCGGAAAAAACCACCGACACGCTCGCCCCGTCGCGGGTGTCGGACAGGCTATCCAACTGGATCGTGTCGGTGCCGCCGCTCACCCGCGAATCGCTCCACACGATCTGTGCTTGGTTCGCGGCGGTGCCTTCGGTGAGCGCCTGGAAGTAATCCGCTCGCGTGACGCGACTATTTCGCGCAATGTCGGTCGTGTCGGTCTCCACCGCGACGATGCTGAAAAACACTTCTGCCGACAGGCTCACGTGTAGCTCCCCCACGAGACGGTATCGAGCAGCCGCTTGGCACCATCGGGCATCTGCCCGTCGCCACGCTTTTCATAGAGTTCGAGGATCGTCATCAGCATGGCCGACTTCACCCGCTGCGGGATGTCGCTTGAGGAGCCGTAGCCAGCCCACCATGTGACCGTGATCGCGTTTGCATCCAGTAACGCCGACGGCCAGGAGCCGTTGTAGGTCGTGCGAATGCGGCCCGGCGTGGAGTCGCGATCCACCCGGTAGTCGGTTGCCGCAAGCGTCGCCGTGCTGCTATCCGCAATCGTGTACGTGATCGTCACCGCCGTGACGGTTCCGCCAGATGCCATCGGCGGGCGAGGCAGTTCAATTTCGTAGGGAAACTGGTCGATCTTCATCACGAGCCGCTGGGTCACGAGAGCTCGGTCGATGTAGTCCTCTACGAGCTCGCGGGCGGTCGTGATCAGATTCGTGATCAGCGTATCGTCGGCCGACGCATCGACCCGGCAGTGGGCCTTGGCTTCGGAGAGCGTCACGGGCTCGACCGCCGGGGCGGCGGTTCGCTTCAGGCTGCGGTAGCGTTGCATCACTTGCGTCGTCTCCGCGGCGTCACGTCTGCCGTCTGCGTCGCCGGCTCCACGCTGGCGGTCTCGATCATCGTCTGCTTGTCTGCGGCCCGCTCCGCGTACTCCCAGGCGATCAGCGACTCGGCGTCACGCTCTGGCAGTTCCACGATCTCGCCGACCCGGTAGGCACCGTGTGCCTTTCTCATCCGTAGCCGCACCATTTCTATCTTCGTCATTCGCCCACCCTCCATGCAGTTTCCGGTGGTTTCCGGGTTTCCTGCCACTCTGTCGTGTACTGATAGACCGGGCCTCCAAGGTTCTGCCCCGGCCACGTGATTACGTATTCGCCATGCCCAATGCACACGCGAGGCGTCACGTAGAGCCGGTTGCCGCTGGCCTTCCACTGACGCCAGAACCCGATGTCGGCATCGACTCGGCCTTCGCCGTACCCGCCCTGCGGATCTGCCTGCTCGTAGAACCACGGCTTTTTCATCCGCCGCAGAGCCGCCGTCGAGATGATGGTGCACCCAAAATGCGCCGTATCGACTTGCCTAACCGGGTGGCCGAACCACTCCACGGGCACCGACGTGACGCCGCCCTCGGGCGGGTTGTCCAGCGTGTCGAGCAGCGTGAGCATCGGCCTGCCGTCCTCCCTCTTCGTCTGGAGCGGGGCCAAAGCATCGCACTGAAATGTCAGCGCCAAGGCGAATAGGTGTTCAATCTGCTCGCGACTCACGAAGCTGTCCATATCGAGCGTGATAATGAACTCAGTCGTCGGCTCGAACTGCTCTAGCATCCGCGTGAGAACCTGGCTCCAGTAGGCTCCCTGCCCGAGCGTCGGGCGGATGTGCAGCGGCATCAACGCCTCAATAAACCCGAAGGCGTTGATGAGCGGCCCGAATCTCGGGCCAGACAAGACGGCTTCGGCACGCACTTCGACGCGGGAATCACCAACTTGAACGATCACGGCGAGCTCCTAAAAGAGAGACGGCGGGGAGGCTCGTCGCCTTCCCGCCGTCTACTTTCGTTCGCGTGTCAAGCCGATCAGCCGACGGCCTGCGTGTTCACGCCCTTGTCGCCCACCGACATCGGGCCGGCCTCGCCCTTCGAGAGACGGCACGAGGTCACGATACCCACCGTGGAAACCGGGGTCGCGAACACCGTGAGGTAACGTCTCTTGCCCCTCAAGTCCACGTCGAAGCGGTGGGCGTAGCCCACGCCAGCCGTGGCGGTCGTGCCAGCGGCCACCGTGTAATCGACGCCCTGCACGTAGAGGTTCGCCGTGCCCGCGGCACCGCTGGTGTCGCTCTGGGCCAGACGCAGCACCGTGGCGGCCGTCGCAGCGGTGGCGGCAGCGGCCGTGAACGGCGTGAAGAGAACGTCGATCGACGCGTAAGCAAATCCGAGCGTATCGATTTCAAGCGAGTGGGTCGCGTTCGAGGCCACTGAGGCTTCGGCCTTCGACACCGACTTCTGTGCAGCACCAAAATTCATGGGTCAGGGTCTCCTAAAGGGTGTCGTTATCAGCCGAACTTGAGGGCAACGAGCGGGCCGGCCTTCGTGGTCGAGCCCAGGTCGGACACGACCATCGCATTGCGAGCCGTAGCAAACGTCAAGGTCTGATCGAACTCGATGTACCGCTCGGAAGCGGTCTTGATCGAGATGGCCCGACGCTCGCCGAAGATCGCCGCCTGGCTCAAGTCGCCGAACAGGGCGGCCACCTGGCCGGTCGTGCCGGTCACGCGGCTTTCCATCGGCTGCACCAGCGTGACGGGGTAGCCCAGGAACGTCTCGCCGAAACCGGCGGCGATGTTGCCCGAGTTGTTTCCGCCAGCGTTGGACGTGCCGCCGGGGAGCATGGCGAGCCGCAGCATCGCCGAGCCCCAGCCGGCCGGGGAGATGTACCAGCGAGCGTTCCGGTTCCTCGCAAAGAGCGGGAGCCGGGCCAGCACGTCGGTGAAGTTCCGCATGGTCAGGTCGCCGAAGGTCGTGTTGCCCGTGGCAGTCACGACGCTCGCCGAGTAGGCCGACTGGAGAACCTTCGTCGCCACGCCGGTCACGCCGTGGTAGGCCAGCGTGCCGTCACCGATGAAGCCGGCGTTGTCGAAGGCTTCGGCAAACGCCTGGCCCACTTCGACCGCCATCGCATCGGCGAGGTCAATCACCGAGTCTTCGAGCAGCGAGTTCGGGGTGCGGTTCGCCACGCCCCAGATTCGCGCGTTGAGCTCGACGTTGTCAAACGTCACGTCGCTCTGGGTCACTTCGACGTTCTCGCCGACCGGACGGGCGGTCAGGCCGCCGGTGCGACGCGGGTAAACGAGCGTGTCGCTGTTCATCACAGCTCGCTTCGCGTACTGAGGAAACACGCCAAACTCCTCCACAAGCCTGATGATCTCATTGCTGAGTTCAGGGCTCGAAAGGACACCGCCGAGCGAATTGATTCCGCCGGCCTGGGCGCGGGTCTCGACGCCGTGATCCTGGCACCACCGACGGGCTTCGGCATCGCCGAACACGTAGCCCTTCAGGTGCATTCCCGCGCGGTACGCGGTCTCGGCGTCCTTGAACGCGCGGAGGTTGTTGTGCGACTTGGGCACGGCATACTCACGCTTCTCCACGGCAGTCTCCTTCGACTCGGGGGTCTCGATCGCCTTGGCCGGAGCAGCACGCTCCAAAACGGCCCGCAGTTCGCTTTCCTTCACCTGAACGCGCTGCACGAACTCAATCCGCTCGCGGAGCTTGTCGGCCTTGGTCTCAAGGCTGCGGAGCGACGCCTCCTGCTCCTCGGTCATCGGCGCGGCCTCTCCGCCCTCGGGGGCGTCTTCGGTCATCGCCTCCATCTCGGCGACAACGGCAGCGAGTTCATCGAGCAGAGCCTTGAGCTTTTCGACAGCCACGTGAGCGTCTCCTGTGTTCGGGGGCGGCGACCGATGCCGCCGATACCCTCACGCTACGGAGACGAGGCCCAACCCTTGCAGCACACGCACGGCGGGCAGTAAAGGACTAGCCCGCGGCCTTGAGCCGGCGAACCTCGGCAGACGGCAGCACGTGCTTATCTGTGCAGCCGCAATCGCGGCATCGTAAGTACCTAATTTGGTACTCGCCCTGCCGCT